TCTGTTACGCTGCAATCAAATCCAAATAGGTGTAGGTTACGATAGCCAAGTGTTTCTAACAGGCCAACAGTTCGTGTTGCTGAAGCTGTGCCACCAGAAATAAATACTGTACCACCAGGGATGGGCAACTTGGGATTAACAACAAACTTGTCATCTCTTTCTGTATCACGCACAGCATCTGTAAAGGCATGGAAGCCTTTGATATTATCTGTTTTTGACATGATGTAATCTACTGCAGATATGTCAGTCATACTGGCAATTACAAACAGGGTGCTAGGGTCAACCTTTTTAAACAGGTCTTTACGCTTTACACCGTGTGTGCTTACACCATCGACAGGCCGTGGGTCAAGGATAACACAGGCTGTAGGCTTGATACCTGCTTCAAGAAGGCGAGGATATGAGTGCTTAACACACCACACTTCGGCATCGTATTTTTCTTGAACTTCTTTAATTTTATCCATATCAAGCTGACCGCCTGATGCAATGATGGCGTGCTTATTATTTGTTTTATATTGCTTGACCCAATCAAAGTCGCCAATCTTTTCTACATTGTAAATAATATTTTTATGGATGTCATCCTGTGGCATTGAGTCTTTGGGCTTTACAATAATCGGGACACGCATAAACTCTTGCGGTAAATCTTTTTCTTTTTTAGATACGACTACACCAAGATGCACCTTACCTCCAAAGGCAGTTGGGTCATCTGATGGCAAGACATATTTGTTAGTGTCTTTAATTTCCTGGAATGTTCTGATTATGCCGTTGTAATCAGGATTGTTTAAAAACTCTTCGTCTTCGTGAGAATAATAATCGTCAAATACCACAACAGGAACATCTTTTAAAAACGTGTAGTCGCTTTTAACTGTGTCGTATGAGTGACCACCATCAATATATGCAAGGTCTACATCGTCAAAGTGCTTACCCTTCATTGTTTCTTTTGTATTACCGCAGTGCAGGGTGTGCGTAAAGTTTTTACCCTGCTCTTTCATCTTAACTGTGAACTCTGCAAGCCTTCGGCCTACGGCTTCAGTGGCATTATGTGCCTTGATGTTTAGTTCTAGCTTGTCAGTTTCTTCTGTTGCTTCTTCAAACAAATCAAAGCCACGATAGTGTACCGTATCTACTTTTTCAAAAGCAGCAAGAGCCATCTCAATAGCACGGCCACCATTCCATGTGCCTGTTTCGACAATAGTAAATGTATCACGGCCTTCTGCATAGAAGCGAACCATGTCGGCAAGCTGCTTGTAACGCTTTGGACCAATAACATCGGGGGATACTTCTTGTTTGCTCTGCCACTTACGATTGCCTTTGTTATGTGTAAAGTGTTCGTTCAACATACAGTTTTCAAACACCTCTAGGCCACGCACGCCCTCTGATAGATTGCGTACTTTAGCGCCATGTGCTTCATATACTTTTAACAGTCGTGTGTATACAAACGAATCAGTCCACTCACGATAGCCAAACACTTCGTCAGTATCGTATGCACCACGAATATCTACAATGTGTGAGCAAGCGTTATGATATGCCATGTTCCAAGCGGTAAAGCCTGTCTCGCTGTAGTCAATGTCGATGCGACCAAGGTGTACCATATCTACTTCGTCAAGCATAATCTTGGCTGCATCTTCTGCGGTGAATCTTTTCTTTGTAATAGTGTCAGCATCAAGCCATGCCAACCAGCCTTTATACTCTTGGTCAATAAGCTCAAAGGCAAGGTCAGAATACGCATATACTTTATTGCAGAAACGAACAGCGTCCAGCCTATAGTTATAGGGAGCTTCTGCAAAGCGTCCGTTCTTGTCTGCGTTACGCTCAATAAAATCGTTACGTGCCTGAACATCTTCGATGTGTCGATAGGTAATAAAGCTTACCTGTGGTAGGCTATCTGTCTTTCCACTATATCCCTCTAGGTATACGTATAGTTTAAAATCTGTTGGCTTCCATTTATTAACAACAGACTCCAGCATTGGCAGTCCGTATTCTTTTTCAAATTGTTTTGGAAAGCTGGTTACAAAAGTATACATTACATGTTCTCCAATATAAGCTGCGTTGTTATTTCTTTTTCAGCGGCTTGCCACTCTTCTGCATACGCCTCATCAATAGGCCGCTTGGGTTGCCATCCCTTAAACCACGGACCACCCGTTGTAAAGTGAGCATTCTTTGCCTCAACATGTTCGCTTGAATGTCCGTCAAGCCAGTTCCATTCTTCATGTATATCTCCAATCTCGTCATCGTTAAGCCACCCAAAAGAGTGCAGCCAAGAACCTGATTGCAGATTCACTGCATCAACGGTAAGCTTTTTGTTGCTGGGGTGGGAGCAGTTGAATAACATAAAGCTAGACCAGTTCTTTCTGCGATAGCGGGTTTGGGCAACCCCGTCCATCTTTGCTCCTTCGGGCGGCTCATATTTGTGCTTGACACATTGAACGGCAAACTCTGTCCTCTTGCCATACACACCGAATATGCCTTCGATGTCACCACGCACAAACATATCGGCATCCATAAACAATGCCAACCCTTGATACTGGTTCAATGCGGGAACAAGGAAACGAGTAAACGTAAAGTCTGTGCTGAATGGTTTGTTGTCGAAGACATCATAGCGTTGCTTTGGGTCGTGTTCAAACACACGTGAAGCCCTGCGATACAAACCAATGCGCCGAAGCTCTGGCTCAAGCAGGGGGATAATGTCATATGTTTTGTTGTATTTGCGGATGGAGTGTTCCAGAACCTCATAGGCTCGATGGTCACGCTCGTCATATCCTACATAAATAACTGGTCTTCTTTTCATAACTGCTCCAATATAAGGGTGCGGTGGACAGGAGAGAGAAAGGACTGAAGAACTCTGCCCACCGCTTGTCTTATATTATATGAAAATTATGCAGCTAAGTCAAGGACTTTTTTATAGTCCTCTAATTCTGTTTGTTTTAAATACCAACAAGAGTGTTTAAATCTGCCACCATTGTTGCCAAAGTTTGAGTCTTTGTATAATGTATCTGCTTGAACTGCACCACGGCATTCATACTTACCATTTGACCCTACCATTAACAGAAAAACATCTATATTTTTATTTTTTTGATTTGACAAAAGGCATCCACTTTGCCATTGTGTAGTCTTAACATCAATGCGAAGACCGTTATAATTTATGTCTCCCATTTCTAGACCAGACCTAACGCCCTTTGTTCCAAGGGTAAACAAGTCTCCAGGGTAAGCGTTAAGCATTTTACAAGCAGCCATTTCTGATTCTGCACCCATAATATCTGGCTCTAGTTCAGATAAATTTTTACCATATGGTAATTGATTTACGCCGTTACTTCTATTGCTGGCATACCTACTTTTTGCTACAAAGAGGGCAATCTTTTTTTCTAGCTCGTTTAAAATAACTTTTGTCATATTATCTCCGTTCAATATCTGCTTCATCTAAGATGTCACCTATCCATACCTCAATTATCTTGGCATCTTCGTCACCGATATTGCCAACATGATGCCACATCTTTTTTGGTATCGTGAGCTTGTCACCCTTGTGGTATACAAGGCTACGTTGTAGCGCACGGTCTGTTTGCAGCACAACATTGATGCTGCCCGACACTACAAGCCACTCTTCTTTCCTGTGTTGGTGTCGTTGATTGGATAGATATTTTCCTGGTTTTATGGTAAGCTCTTTTACCAGATAGCCGTTGCCCTCCAGTAGAACAATGTAGTATCCCCAGTCTCTGTCAACCCTCACAGTGTCAACTCCGCATTGAGTTCGGCAAAGCCGCCAATGTGTGTGCCATTAATCATAATTTGTGGCACTGTCTTTTTGTGGGGAAACAGTCGGGCAAAATCTGACACATCTATATCAGTGCCTATCTCGTAATAGGTGTAAGGAAGACCACGCTTCTCACACAAAGCCTTTGCCTTGTCGCAGAAGCCGCAGCCTTCCTGTCCATATATTTCAATCTTGTCTGCCATTATGCCGCAGTCAAGTCAACAACTTCACAGCTGTCGCCAGAGCAAGCCAGCGTCTGTGTTCCTGCAGTGTTGTCTTCCTTCTCGTAATCAGAAAGCTTTGACCAGTCGATTGACTTTGGCATGGCCTTCAGTGCATCAGTGTACACCTTCTTGTCACAGTCCTGATAGGGTGCTTGTGCATAGGTGTGGTCACTGTGCGGCAAGAAGGATACGCCAGAGCAGATGTCAAAGTTGTCATACACCCATGCGCCTACCTTGAGCCATTCTTCGTCACGCACTGTGATGGTTACTGATGGCTTGTGTTCACACCACTCAAGGGCATACATCTTCCACAACTCAAGCTGCTCAATGGCAGACATATCATTGCGTGTAACTGCACCAGTAGGTGACTTGACAGGAAAGCTAAATACTGTCGTGCTTTCAGGCTTCATCACACAGGCTTCTGATGGGATGCCTGCGTCCTGCATGAACTGCGTTAGCGGGTCTTTGTTATCGCCCCGTACAGTGCGGATATAATACTCGCTATGACGAGCGTGAATGCCAGAGGCAGAATCAACAAGCTGCGATACAGTACCCGAAGGTTTGACGCAAGTGATGGCCGCAGATGCACTAATTCCAAGTTGCTGTGCAACATCGTTGTTTGTTTGTACAGCAGTGTCACGAAGCTTGTTAAGAAGCTTTGAAGTCGGTTTGTTAGTAATTTCATTGTCCATAATACCTGTCAGGCTCACACCCAACAGCCTTTCTTCTTCAGTGTTACGCCGCCACACAGGTCGTAGATACGGCATGTGGGTGTACGTAGATTGAATTGTACCTAAGATTGTAGCAAGCTTTACCTTACGTGTCAAGGATTTTTCTGAGTCGGTTGGTCGAATCACAACCTCTGTCAGATTACAGAACTGGTAAGGACGCAGGATAATCTCACTGCAGGGGTTTGTTCCCCAGTCCTTGCCAATCTCACGGCGACCATTACGTGCTACGTGCTTGTCTGCTGCGTCACGGCTGAAGATGCCACGCTCACCAGACTTAGACTCAACCAGGGCTGTCCACTCACGCAGGAATGTTTCCATGTCGGGCTTCTCAGTGTAGGCAACAGAGTTGTTAGCCAAAGCACGCTGCCCCTCGTTCTCCCACCACTGGCCTGACTTAGCATGACGCATACGGTCATCGGACAGATTGGATAGGCTAATCATTGCACTGCGGCGTACACCACCGACAACCACAACCTCGCCAATCTTGCACATGATGTCGTGGCACTCAACGCTGTTGAGCTTACGTCCTGCTGCACCCTTAAACTTACCAACGACAAACTTAAACAGGTCATTGAGAGGCTCTGGTCCAGAGGCACGGCCACCGAATGTCTTGAGGCGTGCGCCAGCTGGGCGAATCTTAGACAAGTCCCATGACGGGATGTCACCTACATAGAGCAGAGAGATAAGCTTACGCAATCCTTTTGCCCAGCCTTCTTTGCTGTCCTGCACCACGATAATATCTTCTACCTCTGCAAGGTCTTCGGGTACTTGTGGCAGCTTCTGGATTGCCTGACGCTCGACAGAGAAGCCGACACCTGTGCCACACAGAAGGATAAACATTGCTTCGTCAAAGGCACGGGGGTGGTCAACAGGTAGATAGCTACAGTTGTATACGCATGTGTTGTCACGGTCAGCTGCTTGGCCTGCTGTCATCAAGGCACGCATGGAAGGCATAACCTCTAGGTTCAGGATGGCTTCCTCAATCTCGTCTATTGTTTTGGTATCAATTCCAGAGGGTCGCACGATGTTGTCTATAAATCTACCTACTGTCTCAGGCCATGTCTCTCTTCGGTTCTCGTCTTCCAACCATCTGGCATATCGTGATGTGGCGATAAAGGTTTGATAGTCGGTGGGTAGGTGGTTAGTCATAGTCATATTGCTTGTCATCGGTGCGTAGCTCCTCTCCTGTTAGTGCTTTCCAGCTGTGTTTAAAATCAAATCTTGCGGCTTCCTGACTAATCATATCTGCAATCTCACGTGTCTCTTTCTGAGCCGTATCGTGTAGGCGTTGGTTGACCACACGGGCAAAGGCATACAGAGAGCCAGACCAATACCATTCTGTGTACATGTTCTGCGGCAACACCATACGTGCAAGCTCTGGTGCTACGCCATCTTTCAGCATGTTGTCGTATGTTTCCAAAGCCTCTTGCATGAAGGGGCGTATGTCATACGGAACTTTATCGTCTGCACTGCCCTGTTTTACATTGTCTGCACGCTTCCGCCACATCTTAGGTGTGTAGAATTTAGGTTCATAGTCAACATAGCGGCGGCTGACTTCATTCCAAGCCAACCCCACTTGGTGTTTGACTAGCTGTCGTGCTACAAATAGGGGTGCTTCAATACGAAACTGCAAGAAGCAATGTGAGAACGGCGACCAGTGTGCGTGTTCAGCTAAGTACTTGATAAGCTTCTGGTCTTTCTCTGTTAGGTCGAGATGGTTGCCCACCTTGACACGCTCTGATTCCTTGTTGAAGGAAACACGGGCAGCGTTTACCACAGTAAGGTCGCTGCCCATAAAATCAATCAATGATACTTTCATTAGTCGAAGACTCCAATTATACTACACTTGTTCCAGCGAGGCAATAAGCCTATCCAAATACCACTGACATTTTTTCAAATCTTCCACAGGCTTGCCCTTGTATTGGTAGCGCCACATGTATTTCATGCAGTTACCCTTCAGGTAGCCACGGTATTCTTCGGGTGACATGCTTGCCTCGATGGCCTGGATTGCCTCCACACCCTTGCGGTTGTAATGTGCGGGGCTGTTTACTGGGTCATCGCTTGGCTCTTCAAAGTGCTTGAACTTAGTGTCCAAGGATTGCGTTGATTCGTTTTCTGACATACTCAATTTCTCCTGTGTGCAACACCTTATAGGCGAAGTCTCTCATGTAGTTCGGGTCAACACCTGCATTGGTACAGACTTCTTCAAAGTCTTGTGCCGTAGTTCCTATTGAAGCAAAGAACCACGCCGTTGCCCTGTCCCTTTCAATGCGTGCTTCTGATGGCTCACCCTTGTATGGTTGCTTGGTCGCATCGAGTAGTGCCTGAAGTATGACACATAGAAACAGCGTCTGTTCAGGCGATGATGGGTCTGGTCTAAACTCGTCCAGATGAATTGTTATTTTACTATTTGACATTTGCTTTGTCAAGCCATTCTTGCGGAATGCCCTCATTTAATTTACAGAATTGGTAGCCATACTTGTTGCACCAGTCTGCGTAGGTCATCTTGCCGCCCTTGTATAGCTTGCGGTATGGATTATCAAACACAAAGCGTATGTCTATGTCTGGGTATTGGCTCTTGATGAACAGGTGTTTCTTCCTGTCCTCTGCCATGAACCTACCCTTTACTTCTAGCACGACACCATTGGGTAGGAAGAAGTCTGGGGTGTACTTCTTATCCTCACGCCACTCGTATGGTAGTGTGTCCCTCTCGTACTCGAAGGCTATCTTTAGTTTGTGAAGCTGCTGTGCTGCCTCGTATTCTGAATTGGATTTGTATTCGTGTTTATATTTTTTTCTTTTCATAACTCCAGTTCTTCGACATTCGGTGTCTTGGCTACCTGCGTCAGATACCTCACGCCATTAGAATATTTGAATGCACGAAGACCAGCACCACCATTGGCATCAGCCCAGCATTTCTTCTTGTATGGACAGAACACACAGCCAATCGCCAGCTTGCGGTTGCCTGACTCTCCATCCTTTGTATCGTTGTAGCAACGGGCAGGTGGCTGCTCACTTGTGACCATGCCCTTGAGGTGACGGACACGAGCAGGAGCATCAATCATCTCAAGCTCATGCACACGGGTCACTGCAAGCTCACCACTGTTCTTGTCAATGGCAAGGAACGCTGCCTCATTGCGGTTGTTCTTGGTTGCGTATGCACTAATCTGTGCAATGTACCCAAACGGGTCATCGTCTGACAGCCTGTTGTCCTTGAACTTCTTGAAGCCAAAGGCAGACGCAGACTTGATGTCTGTTAGCACACCATCAATCACGCAGTCCTGATGTCCGACCACGCCCTCTACCTCTACAGTATCCTGCGCCTCTTCGACTGTATGCCCAGACACTTTGGTCAGGCAAATCAGGAGAGCCTCAAGAACATGACCCATCAGGAACTTAATACGGGTCTGTCCACTGAGAGGCTCTCCTTCTTCTCCCTGTACTCCGTACCAGATTTGACGGTCTGGCTTTCCGATTTGAGAGAGTCGTAGGTTAGATGCACCTGTACGCTCTCCCTCACGAAGCACAGTTTCAGCAGCCTCTCGCACCAAGCTGCCGACTTCATCCAGTGCTTCTTGCACTGATGGCTGTGAGACATCGACACCCTGTTCAAGTGTCGTGTATATATCCTGTACGAGTGTGTCGAGTGTCTTAGTCATGGTTATCCTTTCAAGTCTGCGAGAATGTTTTGCGGGGCTGACTCAACATATGGGTCATCCTCTACGTTATGCCCCCATCCGTCTTCAACCCAGCTGCGTACAATGTCCATACCTTTTGTATGCACAGCGTAACGCCATGAACGTGCGCCGAATCCTAGATTGTCTTTGAACACCAGCATATTCATGCCGTTGGTGAACTTGGCTGACCCATCAGGGATTACCTTGACGTTCTCAAGGTTCTGGTCTTTTGCCCACTTGTTCATTACAAATGAATCGTTCACAGACAGGCAGTAGATTTCGTCAATGCCCTGCTCCTTGAACTCGCCATACATCTTCTCGAAATATGGCAGCTGATACGTTGAACACGTAGGTGTGAATGCACCTGGGAGAGCAAACAGAATACATTCCTTGCCCTCGAACAGGTCTTCGGTTGTTACTTCTTGCCAGCGATACGGGTTATCCCCGCCTATGCTTTCGTCACGCACTCGTGTCTGAAACACTACGCTTGGCAATCGCTTGGGTAAATACATTTGCTTCTCCTATGTTGGTGAACACGGCAGGACTTGAACCTGCAACCTGCAGATTAGAAGTCTGCTGCTCTATCCAGTTGAGCTACGTGTCCTACTTCTTACGGCGTGTATGCTTGCGAATGCGCTCTACTTTGTGTGCAATATACTCTTCCTCGTCTGCGAAGAAGTTGTGCAAGCCTTTAAGTAGCCGCAATTGAAAGGCTTTTAGATATTTGCCACGGGGCATAACCCACCCGACAAAGAAGCCTGCGATTAGAAAATAAAATAATACCAATTGTACTGGTAGGTCTGTCATGTCAATCTCCTATGTAAGTGATAGCGTTCCCACCCTCGCAGCTATCTCCAGCGACCAAATCCAAATGTCGCCCCCGTGCATATCAACTACCTAGAACGGAACTTCGTCATTCAGTTCTTCATTAGCTGACGGTGCTTCTGTCGCAGTAAAGCCATCTTCGACATCGAAGTCTTCCCCTGCTTTGTACTCAACCAAGTCAACGACTTGAACTTTCTTGAGCAATGGCGAGACACCTGACTTGCCATTCATTTCCCACGCAAACGGTGTGTACATTACATTCACAACGCTTCCGTTACCGATAAGGCCAGTGAACGGTTGCTTCTGTGCATCCACAACTGAAGGCGCTTCATTCTGCGTACCATCACGGCGTGCTACACGCTGACGGATGTGAACGAAGTCACCACGCTCGTCATCTTTGTTCTTAATCGGAACACCATCCGCTTCGAATGCTGCACGATTGTTGTCATCAACAAGAATGTCGATTGCCCACTCAGGTTCGTAAGTGGTGTTTGGTTGTTGTACTGATGCCCAATAGGCTTTACCTTTTACTACGGTCATTTCGTTTTACCTTTCGTTTTGGTTGTCATGTCGTGGCGGTATTGCCAACGACCACTATATAGTGCCACATCTCGAATCAAATGTCAACACTTTTTTTCTAGTGGGTTTCTGCCCACGTATTCCCGACCTTGTATTCACTGTCGAGAGGACAACGAACCTTGAGCGATTGCTCTGTCAGTTTCATTGCCAGCTTTGTAACCTCGCCAAGTTCTTCAGCGTGGTCTTTGCGAACCTCGAACTGGTACTCATCGTGAATACTCGCAACGAGTTTGAAGTCAAGGTTGCGCTTGGTTGCCTGTATGATAATGTGCTTGAGCCATTCCTTACAGACGATTGCACCTGCCCCCTGGAGTAGGGAGTTGAGTGCTGCATGTGCAGAACGTATCTGCAACACACGCCCATCAATACCTAGCACATAGCCACGTGATGCAAGCTTGTCTACCTTGCTGCGTAGCGCCTTGAGTGCAGGCATGTTGGATAAAAACTTATCAATTAATTTCTTACCATCTTTAGCTGTACCATCTACAATCTTACCAATCTTAGCCGCACCTGCACCATACAGGAAGGCATAGATGAATGTCTTGGCGTTGTCTCGTGTTGGTAATCCTGCTGCGTTCTGGTTTGCGGTATGCACATCACCGTCAACAACCTCACGTGTGAAGTCCCTGTCGTTCATGTAATGTGCCAGCATACGAAGCTCTAGTCCTGACGCATCACAACCCAGAAGTACACTATTACCAATGCTATCAGCGTGGGTTCTAGTAGTCCAGACATCTCTACATTCCTTTCCATATGGTGAGTAGACAGCAGGTATCTGCGCCATGTTGGGCGAAGTGTGTGTCATACGACCAGTGATTGTACCCAGCGTCCACACTTTACCATGCACACGCCCATCATCACCGACTGCTTCTATCCAAGATTTAATTTGTGAGACACGTTTCTCCAAGAGAAGAAAGCGTGCGACCATCTGTGCCTCTGGTATGTCAACCTTCGACAGCACATCCTCTGATACAATGGCCTGACCTTTTTCTGTGTAGGCATGAGGCTTCCAGCCCAACTCCGACAGACGCTCTGCAATCTGCTTGCGTGATGCGGGGTTGAACACAGTCACCTTGTCCTTCAATCGCTTGCCAGTCTTTTCGGATATACGAATCTCAACAATCGGTGGGAACTTATGCTGTAGCTGTTCCTTGATTTGTGATGCTTCGTCCGACAGCCTAGCCATCAGCTGCATAGCAGCAGGCACATTGAGTGCAAAGCCGTTACGCTCTTGCTGGTCTATGATTGCACGCACCTGATGCTCAAGGCGTATGCTGCGTGGCGAGAACCGCTTCATCTCTGGTACGAGGATGTTATACACACGCTCCGTAATCTCTACGTCACGTATGCAATACTTCAACATCTCGTCTGAATACTCTGACCAATCGTCAAACTCTATCTTGTTATACCCTAGAGACTTACCCCATGCTTCAAGCGAGTGACCGCCTTCACGCACAGGGTTAGCCATCTGCGACAGGATAAGCGTATCACGTATCTTGTCTAGAGGTATGTTGATATTTAGTAGACGTTTCAGAACGGGAGCATCAAAAGACACGCCATTATGAAACACCAGAATGTCAGCCGACTCCAAGAGTTGCTTGCAATTCTCAATAGTCTTGGGTGTAAATGTATAGGTTCTCTTTTCATCTAAGTCTCGTGCTACTACGCAGTAGATTTCTTTGGCATCAAGGCCATCTGTTTCAATGTCTACTGCTAATCTCTTCATAGTTCAATCAACTCTGCTTTCTCGTATGGTATGTGGAAGAAGTGTTCGCCCTTCACAATGTTGCGTCCTTGTGCCTCACGCACCTCTGACTCTGCAACTACGTTGTCCTTGATGCGCCATGCTGCCTTGCGGTCAGAGCGTAGGATGTAGAAGTTGAAGAAGCCATCGGCATCGGCCACTTTGTTAATCAGCTTGTGCTTACGATACGGAATGCGTATCTCTTTCCAGCTGGGATTCCAGTCACCCTTCCACCCATACTTGATTTCCACTTCGCTGAAGTATGTATTATCGCCTTTCTTTGACTTAATGTCAACAGAAAAATCTTCTTTGCTGTCAAGAATCTCGTGACCATTACGCTGTAGGTAATCCATCACGATGTCCTTCGCTGGTGCGTCAGATGTTTCGTAACGCTGGCGACTGAACGGGATGTTCACTGCGCCTTGTATTGGTTTGAGTTTCATAGGTAGTCTCCTGCTTCTACTGTGTCAAAGTCTTCGGCGTTAGGGTCATCAATCTCCTGCATACGACCAGTCTCACGGTCATACAACAGGTAGGTAGCGATGCCTGTCTCACCTGCATAGCGGTTTTTGAGAACACGAATGGTCGTGGTGTTCGCAACCACAGGGTCGGATGCCTGCTGGTCACGCTCCATTGCAATCACTGCGTCACTGATTTGTGCGATGCTGTGTGAGCCACGTAGCATGGACAGACTAATCTGCACACCCTGCTCCTGTCCCTTGTCACCTGATGCACGGCGCAAGTGTGACACCAGAAGCATACAGCACTGTGTCTCCTCGACCAGTGAGCGTAGCTGCGTCATCATCTTGTCAATGTTGCGGCGCTCGTCCTCACCTTCCAAGCCCGATACAAGTATCGAGAGGTGGTCAATGATGATGTAGCGACAGTCAAGTGCCTTGACCATGTAGCGTACACGTGCCAGGATTTCGTCTGTCTGTATCGAACCGAAGTGGTCGAAGGCAAACACACGGCCTGTGCCTACAGTGGCTTGCTCGTATTGTGTTAGCTGTTCCTGCGGAACTTGCTCACGAATCTCCTTGATGTAGAGTCGCTTGCTTGCCTCGACAGACATCAGGTGGAAGATGGTCTGCTTGACGTTCTCTTCAAGGCTGATGATGCCAATGTTGCTGTCGGTGTTGTTGAGTAGGTGATGCTCAAGCTCACGCATGATGCTGGACTTACCTGCACCAGTGCCTGCTGTGAAGGTGATAAGCTCACCAGTACGCATACCATAGAGCAACTCGTTCATGCCCTTGTATGGGTAGTCAACGGACTGCCTGTCCTCGTCATCATACAAGCCCTCGAAGTCCTTGAGGTTCACGATACCTGCAGGTGTGTAAGGCGCTGCGTCCCACCACCGCTTGATAAACTCTTCGGTCTTACCGTGCTTGAGATACTCGTTGGCATCCTTTGCCTTCAGCTTCACGATGCGGCACTTGTTAGGCTCGAAGATGGACGCAACCTTTGCGGCTGCTGCATTGCCATGCTCGTCATTGTCGAAGCACACAACGATGTTGTCGAACTTGTTGAGCCACTCGAACTGTGCCTTCACATCCTTGACTGCAGACTGTGCGCCATTACGGACGGACACGACAGGCCACTTGCTGCCCATCATCTGATAAGCAGACACAGCATCCAACTCACCTTCGGTGATTGTGATATACTTGCCACCATCACGAAACAAATGCTGACCAAACAACCCTGCCTGTGGCAGTCGGCCTTCGGCATGGAAGTCTTTGGTGGATACATGTCGAACCTTGTTCGCAACATGCTGACCATTCACATCGTGATATGGGTATATCTGTTTGTCACCTGTGACAGTAATGCCATAAGCTTTGGCAGTATCAATAGTGATACCACGGTCTTCAATGGCAGCGAACTGCCCTCGACTCAATGGTGTATTCATTGTATGAACCTTTCGTTCTGTGACGCTGACAAGATTGTCAGAGCCTTCTGCTGCCGTGTATGTCTCACACACAAAGCAATAGCGTGACCCGTTGTCGTATAGCACATTGCCATCGGACGAACCACACTTGCCGCACTCACCACGGCTGACTACATTTGCTCTTTCAGTGTTCATCTATTTGTCTTCCTCTACGTAGTAGATACCAAACTCTTTGCCCTTGTTATACAAGTATAACTTGTCGTTCACCAGTTCTGTAGTGAAGCCCATGCCTGTGGCAAGTAATTCACGGTGGCGAAAGAACTCTTCTTTGTCTTTCACATTTTCCATGAAGGCTGCACCGCAGCCCTGTGTTTTATACATCATCCGATACATTCTGAACCTCTCTCATTGCTTCGGCCATTGTAAGTTTGCGGCTACTGTTGTTCTGAAACCTGATAGCCTTGCGCCGCAGTGCTTTCAGTTCTTGCTTGGGTGTTCTCTTTGGTTGTTTCATTGGTCGTCCTTCCGTGTCAATTCCATTGGGTGAAATCTACTCCATGCTCTCGCAAATGTCAAGCGCTTTTTTTCATGCCACTCTGGTGTCTGCCGTTTCTCTTGCTTGCGGCGGCGAACCAAGTCACGGTGACGCTTCAGTTGTTTCTCATTCATTGTCTACTCCACTATGCTTTTAATCCAGCCAGTCACAATATACTTCGTACCTGACAGCGGTGGGTTTCCTCTGTGTTGATGCGTAAACCCTGCAGGCCACATAAGCATTGTGCCACGGCGGGGTAGGATGCGTTTACTCTGGTGCAAGAACTCTGTCTCACCGCCATGCTCAACGTCATTCAGATACATCATGTATGCCATTCTACGAGTCGCTTCATTCGCTTGGTTGCTCTGCTCGTAATGCCACATGTGGTAGCCGCCTGTCGGTTCGGTCTTCTGTATCTTGTAGGCATCATTATATAGTCGCTCCTTGACAGAATACTTCGCACAATATTCAGGCAAGCATCTGCCCATGAGCCTTTCATTTATCATACCTGCTATCCAGTTGAAGCTGGCATAGACTTCATGCCCACGACCAAGACTTTGTATCTGCGGAACACCTACAGCCAAGTCCTTTTTCATAAGCGGGTCAGCGTTCTCAAATTGTTTTCGGTCATAGCAGATGCCCAACTCCTCACAGGACTTGAAGTATTCAATGATTTGATTGCACTCATCCTCTGAAAACAGGTTGTCCCATTGTTCAATAAAGTCCATCATGCGTGTTCTCCTTTGTGTAAGTAGGCCAGGGTAAGGTGAGTGTTATCCTCTGCCTTCCACGGCTGATGTCCATAGGTGTAGCCCATACCCATCTTGCGTTGGATACGCTCAAGCCAGTCATAGGCATCGCCTTCGTCATGGAAGAGCCGACCATGAAAGTCCTGCATCTTCTTCAGTTTGCGTATCGGCACTGCCTTCACTGGTCAAACTCCATGTCGGCTGCGTCCATTGCGAAGTCCACGCTGTCTGAGTATATCTCAGTGGCTTCCTCTCGTGCCAATCGCTTGGCTTCTTTCTGGCTGTAGCCTTCTTCAATGTATTGGTGATACAACTCTCGAAAGAGTTGCTTGCGGTCTTTTTCCCATAGGTTGTTAGTGTAATGTGACATCGCTAAAAGTTTTCTCCATCATTGCTATCTCCACTTCCTCTTCGGGAAGCGTTCCATTTAATATAAAGGCAATCTCTTCCTGTGTCAAGTCAGGGAAGGCACGGTCAATTGACCACCCGTCCTGCCATCTGCGTATCTGTGCATAGGTCAGGGGTAAGTCCATCTCGTGCATGTTGCCAGAGTATATCGAGCGTCTAATTAGTTTCATTGTTTTTCCACCTCGCTTCGCCTGTCAACAAGAAAGCATTGCCAAAGAACGACAGTGCCATAGGCCACGTGTCATCCTCGTTATACATAACGAACACTTCCTCGTTGATAGGTTTGTTCATGTCTTGTTTCTTTTCAATCACAAGCTGTCGGCCATCTTCAAGCTGCACCATGCGGCACTCGCCACCGATGAAGCCTTCGGCCACCTCACGTGTGGGTGACTCACGCTTGTCTGAGCAGTGAACAAGAACGGCTTTTGATTTATCAATCATTAGGCCACCAATCTGGTGTCGGCACACCCTTCTCCCACTTGGCAAAGCGTTGCTTGTCGTTGATGTAGTAGGTGCGGTATGCAGTCACTGCGTCCTCGTCCTTGTATTCATCAGGCATAGCCTGTGCAAAGTCCGTCATGCTTGTGTCGCTGACGATAGGTTCAGGTGGTCGGATGAGCCTGATGCTGTGGTCAGCGTATGACTTGTGCATCTTGCCGAAGCGCCACCAATAGTTGAAGGCCAGCCGCACAAAGTGGTGATAAGCCCAGCGATAGTTGCCGCCAGTCTCACGCACCCACTTTGAGCAGGGGTGGTTCAGGTGTGCTACCTTATACATCCCGTCCCTGGCTACGCCATGTGCATGGTGTGCCGTGGTCAGCATCTGTGCCAACTCAAGCACCATCTTAGGCACGTGCTTGTCGCAATACATGTCGGCTGCTTCGATAGCATCTTCGTGTAATACAAATATATTCATCAGTCCCACCTGTAAAAAATATGGCTGTCAATCTTGACAATCTTCGTGTGGTGTGCTGCCCATGTAGGAAACACATAGTCAGCATGGTAGTGTGTAGCACCTTCGAGGAACGTGCCTGTCCACCCTTCCAGCACCATCGCTGCAACCTCTTGCGATTGCGTGAAGGCTTTGCTGTTGCGTGGTGCATCACCTAGCCCGTCACAATACCAACTGAAATGGCAACGGTCTTTGACAGGATAGCGGATGCCATCTTTGGTCATGTAATGTTTACCTTGAGTGACCACTTCACATACTGTGTTCGGGAAGCGTTCATCTGCAACACGATTCATCACCACCTGCCCGACTGCAATCTGTCCAATGATAGACTCGTTGCGTGCTTCGTGATAGATGTTGATTGCCATGCACATCAGTGCATTAGCGAAGAATGTTTCAATCATTCCAAATCCTTTCGTGTTCCCACTCACGGCCAAGCCTATCGTCCTTGTGTGAACGTATGTGCTTCACCTTCTCGTAAGTGTATGATTTGTCACCAGTTTTTACCTTCCGCCACGGGCTGAGAATGTTGTCCTCATACCACGGGCGGAACATTTTCGTGTGTTTATTCGGCACGATGTTTTCCTTTTCGTTTATAGCTGCCCTTGCCTTTCTTGGCAGGGATTACTTGGGGTTTGTTCTGTCCTTCGGACAGGGCTTTTGCTGCCTTATTCCTTTTCAGGAACTTCGGTATGTTCAGTATCGTTGTCATCGTTGTTCACCACTAGTTGTAGGGTTGGCTTCGGTGGCTCTGGTCTATGCACCATGTCAATCACATTGATTGTATCAGGCATGAACTCAACATCCAATACCTGTTCGTCCACCTGCAGGTCACGCACCATGACATACTCAAGCCACTCGATAGGCATAGGCTTCTCGCCCAGCATGAGCCACCACGGCTGCTGTCCTGCATCTTCAACGTCTGTGTCAATCACAAACGAAACTTCATATCTAGCCATAGGCTATCCTTTCATAAAATTATACACATTGATTGAGGTGTTAAGCCACACGCCAACCATGATTGCAATTTCAATATACGATATTGATAGGGGTAAGTCAAGCATCTTTTATCCACTTTCTCCAAATCATTTTCAATGATGTCTTTAGTTTCCTGTCACCATAGGTGCAGCGAATATACTTCAGCTTGCTGCCTGTTATCCAAGACACAAGAACAACGGGCAGGGTGAAGCCACCTTCCCAATGGTATGCCACATAAGGTATGCGATACCGCCTGTAGCCTGTCACCAAGCCAAGCGATACTCTACCCAGCTTGATGCCAGCGAAGCGGGACACACGATAGAACGAGTTGAGATACCAGCCCTGCTCACGCCAACGTGTTCTCACGATGCGGCAGGGGTGAACCTCATTATACTTGCCCTTCGGGTCATGCTCCGAAGTAAAGAAGTAGTAGCGATTAGTCATCAATTCCTAATGCTTCAAGCAGTTCCTCTGCGCTATCATAACCATACACCTCGAAGCGAGGTTCGACAGTCAGCCCTTCGGGACACCACTTTACCATATCTTGTATCTCTGATACAGTCTTACTACTATCGGTAGAGTCGCCATCAGGTGTGCAGCCAAGCACAAGGCCACGCCCAGCCAGGGGCTGCGGGTATCCTTCCCACTTGAAGTATCGCTGGTCTTCTACATACAAACCTTCGTCATCTATGTAGAGTGTATCCTCGTCATCAATGTAGACAGTCGTGAACAGTTCGCAACCTAGTAAGGTTGAGATGTCCCGCCAGTCTCCTGAATAGTCCACCACCTCAATGGTTTCGGTGAACGGGTCAATAAGTATTGCTTGCATCATTTGTCATCTCCATCATGCACAACGTCATATATCTTGAAGTCTCCGCCGTTAGGCTGCTCTGTGTAAGCACCCTGTTCGGCAAGGTGGTGGGCATACTCCCACTCGTCCATACCTGCGGGGATTTCGTCTTCGTCAAACTCAACCTCATAAGCCAAACTCATTTCGGCTAGTGCTGTGTATCGTTTCTTACGCATTCTCCTGCTCCTCTACTGCGTCCACCCAGAAATCCCTGTGGACACACTTGTCTGCGGCACTATTACCCCAGTAATCTACCTTGTCGTAGGCTATCTGTTCAGCTTGCGCTGCGCTGTCTGCCTCGACTTCCATTACGAAACCTTCTTCGTAGCACACGACTACTCGATATGTTTTCTTAGACATCTTGCAATTCCTCTACGTCTAATTCTGCATAGTGTAAATCACTATACTCAAAGTTTAACTTTGCAATCTCCACTGCATCGTCTTCGTCTTGGGCTTCCACCCACTGTTCAATGGTCATTTTTACCATGAAATTACGCATCTCACGCTCCTTCGTTTAGCATTTCTGCATGATGTTCGGCGGCGGCTTCTGCTTCTTCTTCCTCTGCCATCTCACGCTTCCAATCGTGCCAGTCGCTCTCGACCCACGGGAAGGCATCAAGCACATCATGTGGTATGTATTTGGACGGGTCATCATCGGTGTAGGTTTCCCAGCATCGGTCAATGTGAGACTCGCCATCACCTTCGGTGTGTCCAATAAAGCCTACGCCACCTTCTTCGTAATACAGGTCAAAGGTATAGCCATGCTGTAGCATGCCTGTCACCAGTGCCTCAATGGGTGGCGACCATGCAGTCGTAAACGACACCTCTAGCGTGTCGCCATCGAGGGACGCATAGGTTACATCGAAGATGTCCCACTTCGTTCCCCAGTTTTCTACGCACCAGTTGTAGTCCCAGCCATAGTTGATGTCGGCAGTGAACGGCACAAGTTTCTCAAGAAACTTTGGGCTGTCGCTATCGTCCATCTTCAATTCGTTCATCAGGCTTTGCAGAAAGCCCGTGTCATCTGACTTGATAGTCAGGGTATTGTTGCAATGATTAGGCATTGGTTATCTCCTTTGCTGCCTTCAAAATATAATTGCCAGTATAACTGACACCACTAGCAGTGTCAATAGTGTTACAGGGTTTAACATCAGGAACATAAAGCCTTGCATGATTACTTCCCACATAGTCATAGCGAGAAACACAAGAAATAAGATGCCCAATATGGTGGCAATGATTGTAAACATTAGTCTTCGTCACCCTGTTGCCACCAGCCACAGGCATACAAAGCCTCACGGGCTTCCTGCTGTGCCTTCAGAATGTCTGCACCGCTATGCGGATACTTCACATGGTCATGCTCATATGCAGCCAAGTGTAAATCCATGAGTGCCTCGCAAGACACCATCACCATTTGTTTCTCGCTCATTTCTTTGCCTCCTGATACCAGACCCAATCGTTGATTGTTGGGTCATGTAGAATGAGTGCCTCTGTGCCATGAAGACGCATATAAAAGCGTGCGTCCTCTTGTGTGAAGTTGGTCACGCCTTCCTTCAGACGGGCAACAGTTGCGGTTTCAACACGGGTTTGGTTATTCGACATCTTCAGTCTCCAATTCTTCTGCTTCTACGTCTTCTAAATCTATTTGATTTAGTGTCGCTTGGTTACAGCTATCAATACGCACCTCATCGCTGCAATGATAGCCCATATTATCCAGCGTTGCTTCAATATAAAATTGAACAGCTTCTTCGATTTCGTATTTCATATCTTCGATAAACTCGTCCATATCTTCGGCTTCGCCTTCAATACGGGACAATTCATACAAGGGTATATCGAAAGATATATCAAGCGTTGCTTGGGCATAGCCTGTGGCTAGTCCATCTACAATTTCAAACTTCTTTAACATCGGCAAACTCCTTCATGCCATACGGGGTTGTCATACACCACTTGCCGTGCATCTCACGCACTTCGGGTATATCATCTATCAGTATGTTACGGACATACCACACCGCCAGACCTGTTTGGTCTGATACTTCTGTGACCATCGCATCGGTTACATGCTGCTCGTAGTCATCGCCATAGTAAACTTCTAGGTTACTTTCAGCAAAGCTGTCATAGCCTGTTACTTCAATCAGTGCATCGAATACATCATGCACATCTTCTTCGTTATGGTGATACATTATCGGTTATCCTTTATGTAAACATACTCTTTAGCGAAGTGCAACAATTCGAGAACATCGTGTGCATCTAGGAATCGAACCACTTCGTCATCGTATTCTTCGCCTACCCAGTTGACACACCACTCGCCACAATGGACGAAGCCCTTGTCCACGCCATCACGCTTGTAGAGCAGTGCTACTTCTGCGAAGCCTTTCCTGTCTACCTCTTGCGAGATTGAGAAAGTGTATTGGTCATCTAAGCGTAGCTTTACGTTGCTTGCAATATCCATGTCATACTCCATTATCAAAAACTGTTAGGCAGTTTTAACACATGCCTAGGTGTTTGTCAAGCCTAGCCAGCGAGATTGTGTAAGGCACGGCGATAGTTGCCGCCCTCAAGATACAGGCTACGTTTGCCGAAATGAAAACCAGTCATACTGTCGCCACGTTTGATACCATAGCGGCGGATAACTTGACGCTTACGATACAAGCCCTGCAATCCTGCAATGTTGAAACGAAAGCCATTGGTGTTGTCATTAAGTGTGTTGATACGCATAGTATATACCTCATAAGTTTGCGTTACAGTTTGGGCTGTTTTGAGACAAACCCAAGTCTTATCTAATCTGTAGTGTGTTTTATATAACCTTTCACTAAAGCTCAAGGTTATTAAAACTCATCTACATATTAGTGTTATGCTGCCACAGTGTCAACCACAAAACCAGTGGCATCTTTCTTGGCATCACCTTTGGCATACAATGCCACAATGCTGCGTGGCGTGTCTAGGAAGCGCAAGTCGTCTTTGTCGCCATCAATCACTGCAGAGCCAGCGAAGCTGGTAGGGATAGTGTTTTTGTCACGGAAGACCACGGCTACGCTTACACCCGTCAGCTTGTGAGCGTTCAGGATAGCTTCGGCATAGTCAGCATTAGCTTCGCTATATGACAAGGTAAGGTGATAATTGCTAGGCAAATCCTTGTAAGCCCGAAGATACAGCTTGCTGTAGTCATAGAATTGCACTTGCGGAAACTCTGTTTCCATATCAATGTATTTTTCCCACATGATATCGCTAGTGCCGTTCAGTCTTACGACTGGCTGAATACCACGCTTTTCGCAATAGCGAGCAAACTTTGCAATATCTTCTCGAAGCTGTTGCAAAAATGCAACACGATTGTCTCGCCATAGCATAGTCTTGCGAATACGGCCAGCTTGCACATTGCTCATACGGCCACGGCCAGCAGTGTATAGGCAAGCTGCTTTGCAGCCAGCCACTTCGGCCATAGCACAGACATTCACGCCTTGCAGGTTATCGGCTGGCGCAAGATACAGAATAGCTGTTAGATATTCTGAGCCATCGCCCTTGACAGTCTTGGCATTGTTTCCTATGGAAAGCAGTTTGTAATTAGACATTTTCAACCTCATTTGTGTATTTCAGTTTGACTATTTCATAGTCATAGTCACCAATCCAATCGGCAACGTCAGCGTCATTGTGGCATTTATCTTCGATAATCAGGCCAGTGTCTCGACACTTCGCCCAGATGATTGCATACGGCCTTGCCATTGTCAAGCACCAATTCCAAAGTAAAACTTTGGGTCAGCATTGCAGCACACTTTGGCTTGCGATACAGTGGTGAAGTATCTCCGATACTCAGGATTTACGCCTGACAATGCTAGCCATTTACCTTTGGTAAACTCTAGCGTGCCGATAGGCTTGCCTTTGTGTGTGATGATACGGAAGCCTTTGGCTAGTTTTTTGAATTGAAAATTCATAGCAATATCCTTTCTTGCTTGGCCTTTAGGCCATCCATTCAAGTTCTTCTGCTACATCTGTAGCAGTCTCATAGTCTGTCCACACAGACACAATGCCCTCATGGATATGCTCAACGCCATAGGCTGCTTCGCCATAGACATCAGACAGGTCGGTTACTACGTAAATCTTGCTCATATCAAACTCCATTGGTTGCAAAATCAATTACTTTGTAACAGGCCAAAATCAGCCTGTCAACACTTTTTTTAATCCGTAGGATTACCTACAGTCATCATCACCATTCCGCTAATGCACAAGCCCAATGCAAGCACTGGCAAGAGCAGCGTAGCGAGTGGCGGGAAGTCTATCTGCGCCACTACGATAATCACGGCGAAGATAGCTAGGCTAAAGCCTAAGAGCGAGTTAATCAAACCATTCCAAAACATTCATCAAACCTTTCATCAAATGTGTTAAGTGTTTTATATATTCCTTCACCCTTTCAGGGGGAATATTAAAACACGTAAACACATATGTGTAATACACACGGGTAGTTATTTCCGCAAGTATGTCATACACTTAGGGGCGGGGGTAGTCTATCTCGCAAGGGCATGGGAAGCCCTCTGGTGTGGCATATTAGACACACTTCGTGTGAAATCTGGTGAGTTCTTCATAAAAACACATAGAATATGTGGTAAATTTGCCACAGGAAAGGATTCTTTGGCAGAATCGGCTGAAATCTAGGGAAGTCTCGCACGCACCCCCACCCACAAAACGTGCCTGCATACATATATATAATATACCCCTGGAATATACTGACCAAAATTACCAGGATACTTCATCAGACACAAAAAAAACCCCCACGGGCGGGGGCTTCTGGAGTTGGCAGTTGTTTTGTGGTGTAGTTATTGTGCTTGTGTAGTAGTTGTGTCCGAAGTATAATAGCTGTAGTTGTCCAGAACTACCTAGCGGGGGCTGCACAAATCTATATAGACTATCCTCCTATATATTTACCTCCGAACTTTAAAGTAAAGATAGTATAGCATGGATTCAAACAGTTTGCAATAGTGCAAATATGCAACACTGACTGCAGAAAAGCAATATGGAATTAGAAGAAATACAAGATGTGGTAGAATCTGGTGGTTATCTAGACTACCAGACACTAGATAAAGCACTAGATAAATATATTCAAGAAAAATCAAAGGAAGATTTGCTTACATTTGTACGCAGAGTAGCCCCGACCCTAGTAACTGACTTCAAAATGGGGCGGCATATCGAGCTATTGTGCGACAGATTGCAGAAAGTAGCCGATGGTGAGATAAAAAGACTGATGGTCTTCCTGCCACCACGCTCAAGCAAGTCGCTTATTACTAGTAAAATCTTTCCTGCGTGGTATATTGGCCGTGAGCCGAACCATGAGATTATGTCTGTGTCCCACAGTGACCAGCTTGCCAGTGACTTTGGCCGTTCTGTCCGTGACATTGTAAATACGGAGGACTTCCAGCGTGTGTTCAAGGGTGTGTCCCTGCGGTCAGACGTTAAGGCAGCAGGCAAATGGAAAACAAACCACAATGGCTCGTACTATGCTGCAGGTGTGCGGTCACAGATTGCAGGTCGGGGTGCGCATTTGGCCTTGCTAGATGACGTTATGTCAGAAGAAGACAGCTTCAGCGACTCAGGCCGTAGATATATCAAGGAGTGGTGGCCTTCTGGTCTGCGTACCCGCCTGATGCCGAATGGTAGCATTATTATTATTAACACACGCTATCACTTTGATGACCTGTGTGGCTGGTTGCTCAAGCAGGAGTCAGAGTTTACCACAGAGCCGTGGGAAGTAATCAGCATTCCTGCATGGCTGGACGAAACTGCAGCAGACTTATTGGGTTTGCCCGAAGGTACATCATACTTTCCAGAGTGGAAGCCAGATGAAGTATTGAAGCTAGACGAACAAGAGATACGAGCAAGTAACGGGAGTAGATACTGGGATGCGCTATACATGCAAAACCCATCGCCAGACGAAGGTGGGATTATCAAAAAGAATTGGTTTCAGTGGTGGGAGTACGAAGACCCGCCGCACTGCGAGTTTATCATTCAAACGTATGACACGGCCTTCTCTACTAAGAAAACGGCAGACTATAGTGTCATCCAAACCTGGGGTATCTTTCACCAAGTCGAGCAGGACGAGTACGGCGGTGAATATGTCGTTCCCAATCTCATCCTTCTCGGCAATGTTAAAGAGCGCTTCGAATATCCTGACCTTCGCAGAACGGCGCAACATCTTTACCAAAAGCACAGACCAGATGTGTGTATCATTGAGAAGAAGGCTTCTGGTCAATCGTTGCTTCAGGATATGCGCCTCGCTGGACTACCTGTTTTGGACTACCTTCCTGACAGGGACAAGGTTTCACGTGTCTATGCCGCTACGCCTCTTATGGAGTCGGGTCGTGTCTACATCCCGAAGGGCAAAGAGTGGGCAAAGGATTTATTCGATGAATGTCTAGCATTTCCCAATGGCGCACACGATGACCAGGTGGACGCAATGACTATGGCTATCCATTATATGCGGGACAGCTGGCATGTGTCACACAATGAAGACCCTAGCTGGGAAGACGATTATAACCCTCGTAGAACAAAGAGGGTTGGATACTGGAGAACTTAGTGGTATAATATGCCGTATGGATATTAGAACTAAGACTTTAGTGGTTCTTTTGGTCATACTAACAGTTCTGTTTTTATCGGCCTGCACACCAATGTTTGCAGCTGCCAAAATGAAAAGAGAGTTAGACCTACAACAGATAGCATTAAGCAATGCCCTAAAGCTGTGTACAAAGTTTGGACACACCGAAGGAACGACACAATACACACGCTGTGTAGAACAGCGATATGACGAATTTATTCTAACTAATAAATAGGAATACAAATGGCAACAGAGAGAAATCCTTATGAGCAACGCCCAGAGGGTGATAATGTTATTCGCATGGAAATGCAGCAGCCCTCCGAAACGGAAGCAACCTTCGAGTTAGACCCAGAGACAGGCGAGATTACTGTAGACCTTGAAGGGTCAGCAGAGTCAATCGAAGTAGAAGTTAATATGAACTCAGGATTCTATGAGAACCTTGTAGACATCTTGGACGAAGATAAGCTTGAAGAGATTGGCAACACAGTTATTGACAAGTTTGAAGCAGACAAAGATTCTCGTGCAGAATGGGAATCAATGTTTGAGCGTGGCTTTGACCTGCTTGGTCTGAAGCTGGAAGATACGACTGAACCATTTGAAGGTGCAGCCACGGCTGTTCATCCACTGTTGATTGAGTCGGCAGTTAAGTTCCAATCCAAAGCTTCACAAGAATTGTTTCCTGCCAAAGGACCAGTCAAAGCACAGGTTCTTGGTGATGCAACATTAGAAAGGCAACAGCAAGCCAATCGTGTACAGAACTTTATGAACTATCAGGTAACTACTCAGATGCCTGAATACTTCGATGAGTTTGAGCGTATGCTGTTTCATCTGCCGCTGATTGGTTCTGCTGTTAAGAAGATTTATTATGATTCAAGTCTTGACCGACCCGTTAGTGAGTTCGTACCTATTGACCAGTTTTATGTGTCTTACTATGCGTCTGACCTTCGCAGAGCAGACCGTTACACTCATGTTATTTACCGCAGCCCTGTCGATTTATCTCGCCAGATAGAAGCAGGCATGTATGCCGATATGGAACTTCCTGAAGCAGGTGTTCCTACTTTGTCAGGCATGGCAGAAAAGATGGACACAGTTCTTGGTCTGTCACCTGCAGGAGATAATGACCCGCAGTATGTGTTGCTAGAACAGCACTGCTATCTAGAACTTGAAGAAGACAAGATGCACAAAGGCAAGACTGCCTGTCCATATATTGTAACTGTAGAACAGCAGTCGGGTCAGGTGCTTTCGATTCGCCGCAACTGGTCAGAAGGAGATGACAAGTATGTTAAGAAAATGCACTTCACTCATTACCGCTATGTACCAGGCTTCGGTTTCTATGGTCTGGGTCTTATTCACTTCCTTGGTAACCTTACTATGTCTGCTACCGCTGCTATGCGCAGCCTGCTTGATGCTGGTCAGTTCGCTAACCTCCCTGGTGGCTTCAAAGCTAAAGGCGTGCGTATGGTGGGTGACAACGACCCTATTGCGCCTGGGGAATTTAAAGAAGTAGAAGCAACAGGCATGGACTTGTCTAAGTCTATTATTCCGTTGCCGTTTAAAGAACCTTCACAGACTTTGTTCAACATGCTGTCCTTTGTGACAGGAGCAGGTCAGAAATTTGCCGATAGCACAGAGCAAGTCATTGCAGACAGCGGTGGCTATGGTCCAGTTGGCACAACAATGGCATTGCTCGAAGCCTCAAGCAAGTTCTTCTCTGCTATTCACAAGCGGCTGCACAAAGCGCAGGGTGATGAGTTTAAAGTATTGGCACGTGTTAACCACGAGTCATTGCCTGGAGAATATCCTTATGACCTTCCAGGTATAAGCGAAAAAGTATTTAAAGCAGACTTTGATGGCCGTGTAGATATTATCCCAGTATCTGACCCGAACATTCCGTCTAATGCACAGCGTATGATGCTTATTCAAATGGTACAACAGGTTGCACAGCAGTCTGCGCCAGGAATGTTCGACATGGAAGCAATCAATAGAATGCTGCTGACTACTGCCAATGTTCCTGATGTAGACAAACTTATGCCTATTAAAGAAGAGGCACAACCGCATGACGCAATGACAGATATTATGATTGCTTCAGAAGGCAAGCCCATCAAAGCATTTGAAGGACAAAACCATGATGCACATGTAGCAGTTAAGACTGCCTTCTTGCAAGACCCAATGAATCAGCAACGCAACCCTGCGTTTAAAATGATTGCGGCAGTTCTTCAAGATAATATTACAGAACACATGATGCTTAAATATAAAGAGCAAATGATGGGTCTGTACAATGCTGCATTGCAAAATCCAGAAACACTTGGTCAAATCGCACTTGACCCGTCAGCCATTGAGCAGGTACAGGCACAAGCTGCCCAGCAAATTCTGCAGGCTAATGCCGCAGCTGCTCAAGGACCAGCTACACCTGAACAACAAATGCTGGCGATTGAAGCACAGAAACTTCAGGTAGAACAGAATAAAACTGCTGCACAGATTGCTAAAGCACAGGCAGATGCAGCACTTAAAAATCGTGACCTTGACTTAAAAGAACAGAAGATTGTTCTCGATACGCAAGCCAAAGGAGCGCAGGAACAAATGAAAGCTTACCAGAAGCAAGAGGACAGAGATGCCAAGCGTGCATTGAAAGCTATGGACGTACTGGCCGACTTGCTGAAAGCCCAAGAAAATAATGACTTGGAAGAAGCTAAAGTTTCTGCTAAACTATTGGCAGACGTAATCAAGCAACAAGGCATTGAGTAGTGTTATACGAAGAGTTAGTAAAAGAAATACAAAAAGAAATTGAGTCTATAAAAAATTCGCTTGCGTATGGAGCCGCTTCGGATTATTCTAGATACTGTGAATCAGTGGGAACAATCGCTGGTTTAGAAAAGGCCGTAGGTCTTATCAAAGATTATCTGAATAAATATATCGAAGAGGAGTAAATATGCAAGCTGCATCTAGTGCTTTGAAAAACGATGAATGGATTACAGACGAGGATATTGCAGACCCAAATCCGCTTCCAGAAATTCCTGGATACCATATCCTTGTTCGTCCAGTATCAGTTAAGTCAGCAACTAAGGGTGGTATCCTTTTGCCTGACTCAACCAAATCGGACATGGCTTACCTTACAACAGTTGGCCGTGTTCTAAAAGTTGGCGACCTAGCTTATAAAGACGAGAAGTTTGCCAATGGTCCTTGGTGTAAAGAAGGTGACTTTGTGTGTTATGGAAAACATACAGGAAGCAAATTTTTTTACAAGGGCGTAAATCTTTTGCTATTGTTTGATGATGACATCAAGATGGTAGTCGAAGATGCAAAAGACTTAGACCCTACATTTAATCTAAGCAATTAAAAAAATTCACAGTCACTCTTGTGAATTAAACAATCATACTATATAATATTATGTATCGGCGTTATTCGTCTATTTCGCCGCAGACGTTAAACAGGAGAAAATACTATGGCAGAGACTGAATGGTCTACCATCGAACCAGGCTCACCCCCTGAACAAGAAAAGGTGGAATTTGAAATTGAAGGTGAACAAGATGCCGAAGAAGCAGACGCACCTCAAGCTGAAGTGGAAACTAAAGCCGAAGAGCAACAGCCTGAAGCAAAAGTGGAAGCCGAAGCACCCCAAGAAGAAACTACCCCTACAATTGAAGAAGAGCAAGAAAAAGAAACAAAGGGTGTAGAAACATCTGGCGCTCAAAAACGCATTCGACAACTGGTAAAACAGAAAAAAGAACGTGAAGCTGAAATTGAAAACCTTTTGGCACAACAGAAGGAAATGCAAACCAAGCTTCAACAGAGAGAAGAAGAATACAAGAATCTCTTAAATAATAATGTTGAATCTAACGAGCGTCAAGTGACGGAACGTTTAGAGCTTGCTCGTGCTGCGTACCGTCAGGCCGTAGAAAGCGGCGATGCCGATAATATCTTGAAGGCACAAGAATCTCTTAATACTGCCCAGCAAGATAACTATAGGCTGACAGAGTTTCGCCAGCAGGCCGACTCTTTTGAACCTCAAACATTTGAGGAGCAACAACAACAAGCCCAGACTGCCAATGTGTCAGAGGCACAACGTAAGGCAACTAACTGGGCAGCAGCAAATGATTGGTTTAACAATGACCGTGTGTTAACTGCAGTTGCTCTTGAGATTGATAATGCAGTTCAAGAAGAAGGGTTTGACCCAGCTGACGATGACTATTATCAGGAAATTGACCGCCGCATGGCAGAGCAATTCCCAAGCAAGTTTGGAAAAGCTACCAAAGAAGTAGCAGCCGAAACCCCCGTAGCGCAGGAAACGTCAACACCTGCTCAAGTGGTTGCAGGAGCTTCGCACACTCCAGCACCCTCATCAAGTAAGAAGGTAAAACTCTCACAAGAAGATGTACGCCTTGCAGAAAAATGGGGCATATCACTTGAACAGTATGCAGCCGAAAAGCTAAAAGTCGAAAAGGCAGGCGAAGGCGAGTATACTACCATTAACCGATAGTTGCGAAAGGATATACACTTATGGCACGAAATACCACACGTAGCACCCAGAGTCGTGAACTGGAAACAAGAGAAGCCGAAGACTTTGAATATCGTGAACCGAATCTTTTGGATATTCCCGAATCAGTAACCGCAAGGTTTGAAGACCAAGGAATGAAACTCCGTTGGATACGTACAACCCTAAAAGGTGGTGACGATTATACAAATGTTGGTAAACGAATGGCCGAAGGCTGGGAGTTTGTTTCTCTTGAAGAAGTACCTGAACTAGCGCACACCTCTGCAATTAGAGAGGAAGGTCGTTACAAAGGCACTGTATGTCGAGGGGATTTGGCGCTTGCTAAGTTGCCAATCAAACGTGCAGAAGCTCGACAAAGACACTTTGAAAACGCATCTGCAGAGATGGTTGATGCTGTCAATGCACAGCTTGAAAACTCATCAGACCGCAGAATGCCGATTCAAAACCAAAGTAGAACTAATGTAACTAAGGGTCGCACACCTAGTTTCGATTAAACTATAAGCGACAGTCTTGGTTACTAATTTATAGGAGAAAATACTATGACTGCAACTTATGCACCTAATGGTTTGACTCCTTCCCGCATTCGTGGTGCTGCTCCGAACAGCAATGGTACTAATGAGTACTCAATTGCTTCGGGCGACTCGAACTCTATCTACACAGGACAACCTGTCCGTGTGACCGCTGGTAATATCACTGCGATTATTTCCGCTGGTCAAGCTACTGTTGGTGTATTCCAAGGCTGTCGTTATGTAGAAGACGGGGAGCAAAAGTTTAAATCATATTGGCCTGGTGGCACTTCTGCCACTAACGCCGTAGGACTTGTCACTGACAATCCCGCACAAACTTACATCATTCAAGCAGACGCTTCGGTAACTGCAGGTGTTGTAGGTCAAACACTGGCACTTGCTTCTGTAGCTGCTGGCTCAACTTTCACTGGTAAATCAGGCGCTGGCGCTGATGCCTCTACTGTAGGCACGGGCGTACAAGACCTGAAAGTTATTGGTGTTGTTGACGAACCAGGCAATGCAGTAGGCGATGCCTTCACCAAAATCGAAGTAGCACTTAACTTGCACGAGGATAACTTCCGTCAAGTTTATGTAACTGCTCCGACTACAGCTACGGCTGGTAACTAAGGGAGATAAATAATAATGGCTATTAATAGAGCAAGTATTGCAAAAGAGCTACTCCCTGGTCTTAACGCCGTATTCGGCCTTGAGTATGGGGAAGTTGCTGACGAACATGCACCGCTGTTTGACGTTGAAAACTCAGACCGTGCATTTGAGGAAGAAGTTCTCTTCACTGGCTTCGGCACTGCACCTGTTAAAGGTGAAGGCGCTGCCGTATCTTACGACGATGCCCAAGAAAGCTACACCTCACGCTATACGCATGAGACAATCGCTCTTGGCTTCGCTGTTACGGAAGAAGCTATGGAGGACAACCTCTATGACACATTCGCTAAACTGCGTGCCAAAGGTTTGGCTCGTGCTATGGCGAACACGAAACAAGTTAAAGCTGCCGATGTTTTCAACAATGGCTTTAACTCTGCCTTTGCAGGTGGTGACGGACAAGCTTTCTTCTCCGCTTCACACCCGACCATTGGCGCTGGCGACCAAAGCAACGCCTTGGCTGCTTCTGACCTTTCGGAAGCCGCTTTGGAAACTGCATTGATTGCTATTTCTAAAACTAAAGATGACCGTGGCATCCTGATTGGTGCGCAAGCTGAAAGCCTGCACATCCCGTCAGACCTGGCCTTCACTGCAGACCAGATTTTGAACTCGCCGCTGTCAACCACGATTGCTAACTCTGCTACCAATGTCAACGACATTAACAGCATTCGCAATCAAGGTCTTGTCCCGAATGGCTTCTATGTGAACCGCCGTTTCACGGACACGAATGGTTACTTCATTAAGACTGATGTGCCGAATGGTGCGAAAATGTTCGTCCGTTCACCGCTTCAGACTAAAATGGAGCCTGACTTCGACACTGGCAACCTGCGCTTTAAAGCTCGTGAGCGTTATGCGTTTGGTTTCAGTGACTGGCGTGGTTTCTACGGAAGCCAAGGTGCTTAATTAAAACACCTATTAGCTGACCTTTGAAGGGGGTGGGACTTGTATCTCACCCCCTTTTTTAGTATAATATAGCTATTGACATTTTTTATAGGAGCAATCAATGACTAATATTAGAAGCGCATTTGTTTCTGGGACTGGTACTTTTGTAGATTCGCTTACTAGTGTGACTGTTACCGACACCCGTGTTCGTGGTGTTAACTGTGTAGGCACAGGCATTGTAGTTATCACTGGTACGTCTGTTGACCCATTTGGTAATACCAACGGTGGTCGCATTAAGTTCCAAGTAAACGGCGACACTTATCAGGACTTCGCAGACAATGGTATTCGCATGGCAGGTAAGGTTATCGTATCTGCAGCAGCAACTATTTCTACGACTATTTACTATGGCTAATTATACTTATCTTGTTACCGACATTATTGAAGCCACTGAGAATGATGGCAGCGAATTTGTTTCGGCTATTCCCAAAATGGTTAACCGTGTAGAAGAACGGCTAACTAAAACATTGGACGATTATGGTTTGGTAACAACTACAACAGTTACATTATCAGCAGGCAAGAACAGCCTTACACTTCCTTCGGGAACACGATATGTAAAGAATCTTCGCATTGAAGATAGTGGAACTAAAATTAATCTGCTGCAGAGAACAGATGAGTTTATTTATGACTACTGGCCTGTCAGCGCAAGTACGGGAACTCCAAAGTATTATGCAAAGAAAACAAACACCGATGTTATCGTTGCTCCTACTGCAAGCGCTACTTACAGCGGGGAACTTGTATATGTCGCTAGACCGACTACACTGACTAGTGTAAATCAAACTAACTACTTCTCTGACTTTTGCTATGACGCTTTGTTTTATGGCTGCATGGTAGAGGCAGGAGATTTTATGAAAAACTTTTCAGTAAGCAGTTATTACGAACAGCGTTATCAACTTGCTGTTGAAGCATTAAGAAACCAAGCACGCAGAACACGGCGTGACGATATGGAAGCACCTGCTTCTATGGCGGGAGAAAACACAATTGGAGGAAGACAATAATGGCTATTACAAAAAAATTAGCAGGTGGTGCTTTAGCAAAACTACCAGCCGCTGCTAAACAGGTTAAGAAAGCAGCAGCTAAACAAAAGCGTGCTGTAGGAACAAACCAGTCAGGTAAAAAACCTGTTGAAGGTATGTCTAAAGTAGACCGTCTTGAGTTTGAGTTTGATGGTTTAAAGCCTACTGCTCAACGTGCAATCATTGGTAATGTTCGTGCTGGTAAACAAAGCAAATATGCAGATATGCTTAAAGAAAGAAAAGGCATTAAAGTAGAAAAAGGTTATGGCGGCAAGATGACTAAGAAGTCTGCTGGCGGTGCAGCTGCTGCAGCTATGCAAGCTCTTGAAGGTAGGAAAAAACGCCGTGTACAAGCCGCAAAAGATTTAGGTCCAAAGGTTCTTAAAAAGGGTGGCACTCCTAAAGGTGTAGGTTGCGCTACACGTGGTTACGGAAAGGCAATGAAGTAATGGCTAAGTTAACCGAAAAGCAAAAAAAGATTGACATGAATAAAGATGGTGTTATTGATGACAAGGACTTTAAAATTATTAATGCAGACCGAACAGGTGGCTCAACCATGACTAAGAAAAAACATGGTGGTGGAGTTTGCGCTCGTGCAACTGGTCAAGGTTTTGGTAAGGCAAGGAAGCGCTAATGCCTTTGTATAAAGGAACAAGTGATAAGACTATTAGCAAGAACATTAGTAAGCTAATGGATGAGGGTTATGGTCAAAGCCAAGCGGTAGCTATTGCTATGAGTGAGGCAGGTCGTTCTGTTTCTAAAAAGAAAGGTAGCCGTGTCAATGAAGCAGGCAACTACACAAAACCTGGTATGAGAAAAAAAATAGTTGAGCGTATTAGGGCTGGAGGCAAAGGCGGTAAACCTGGTCAGTGGTCAGCAAGAAAAGCTCAAATGGTTGCTAAAGAATATAAAGCTAGAGGTGGGAGCTACACATCGTAGTATGTTAAATGGCAAAAGCAAAATCACAAAAGTCTTTAGACAAATGGGAAAAAGAAGACTGGGGTACAGCAAGTGGTAACCCAAGCACACAGGGTAAAAAAGCTACAGGTGAGAGGTACTTACCTAAAAAGGCGAGGGATGCACTCACAAAAGCAGAGTATGCGGCAACTACGAGAGCAAAAAGAGAAGGAATCAAAAAAAGAAAGCAGCATGTTCCGCAACCTAAAGCTATAGCAAAAAAAACAGCTAAATATCGTACAGCTAAAAAGGGCGGCAAGATTAAACAAAAAACTCAATCAGGACATAACAGGTTATACTAATGGCAAAGAAAAAACTTACAGATGCTCAAAGAGCAAAGCAGATAAACGATGAGGCTATGGCAAAGCAGCCTTATGGTAATGTGGCAAGAGTAAAAACACGTAAAGATTCGGATGGCTCTTTTGTAACCGAGTATTATAAAACAAATAAAGATAAAGAACCTTTTGCAACTGACACCGTTTCTAAAAGTAAGGGTGGTAAGATTTCAGGACATAATAGGTTATACTAATGGCATTAACAAACGCAGAAAAAGCTAAACTAAAAAAATTAGGACTCAAAGGTTTAAATAAACCTAAGATGACTCCTAAACATCCAACTAAAAAAGCAGTAGTTGCAGTAAGGTGTGATAATGGAAAAATTAAAACAATTAGGTTCGGCGCTCAAGGAATGGGTCACAATTACAGTCCAGAAGCTCGTAGAAACTTTAAAGCAAGGCATTCGAAGAACATTGCTAGAGGCAAATGTTCAGCTGCTTACTGGGCTGATAAAGTTTTTTGGGCAGGTTCAAGAGGCAGTAAAAAACGCCCTCCTAAAAGTCAAAAACAGACTTTCGGTCTTGGTCGCAAGAACAGAAGACAAACTTAAAGACAATGGCGATAAGTAGGTCAGCGACCAGCCAGCAGGTAAGTAAGCCTGGTTCTAAGAAAAGGAGGTGGTCTGCAAAGCGCAAAAAGTCTATCAACTGTAAAAGTCCAAGAGGCTTCAGTCAAAAGGCTCACTGTGCTGGTCGCACCAAACGTAGGAGAAAAGCATAATGGCAACATCAGGAACATATAGCTTCTCAATGGATATTGATGAGGTAATCCAAGAAGCAATGGAAATGATTGGCGGTGAGCCGACACTAGGCGAAGAGCCTCGCTCTGCACGCCGTTCTATAAACCTGCTCCTGCAAGATTGGCAAAACCGTGGTATCCAACTTTGGACAATTAATACTACGGCGGTGACCGTGGCAACAAGTGTCACAGCCTATAGTCTAGACGCACACAATATTGATGTAGTTGAGGCAGTGGTCAATAGAGATAACACTGACCTGCAGCTAGAACGCATTAGCATGGAAGAGTATCTCAAGATTCCACGCAAAGGGCAAACGGGTCGCCCGACACAATACGCAGTACGCAGAGAGCGTGACAATCCTGTTGTGTATTTGTGGCCTGTACCCGAAAACAATACAGATAAAGTTAAGTTTGAAACTGTAAAATATTTTCAGGATGTTTCAAGGTCTTCACAAACTGCAGACATCTCTCGCCGTTTCTATCCCTGCCTTACTGCAGGTACGGCATACTTTATGTCCATGAAGCGACCAGGTGTCGATATGGGGAGAATCCAAATGTTAAAAACGGAGTACGAAGAAAGGCTGGTGCGAGCGCAAGAGGAAGATAAAGAACGTGCAAGCTTATATCTTACGCCCCGCCTGAACTATAAGTAATGGGAGCAACTAAATCATTAGGACTTTGTGACATCTGTGGCTTTCGGTATCCCCTGCGGGAGTTAAAAAAGAATAGCTATGGTATGATGGTTTGCAACATGGATTACGAAGGAAAGTATGACCGCCACAACCATCCACAAAACAGAATAGCCAGAGTAACCGATGATGAAAACATTAGGGATGCTAGACCACAACGACCCTCTCTTGTTTCTGCAGTAGCGGTGTCGGCGTGGCTACCAAATTTGTAAATGGCACGAGGCAAGCATGTTAAAGCAGAATGTGATGTATGTGGTTTTTCTTATCCTCGCAGCAGGCTTCGAAAGAACAGCTATAACTTGTGGGTTTGTCCCGATGACTGGGATGGGCCATACAACAGAGTAGACCACCCACAGAATAGAACACCCGATATGCGGGACAGAAGTAACTTCGTAATGAATGCACGGCCTGACCCTAATATTGACAGGAACATAAACTGGGAAGATGCCACTGAACGACACACGATTATTTATCAGTGGGAACTATTAGATAAGAATTGGAATACAGTATAGATGGCAGACTTAACAGGTAAAAAGATTGCAAATACCTATAAAGACCTACTTCAGGTTAACTCTAGTGCATCTAATGATGGCCTGGACGGTACGCTACGCCGTGTCCAAGATGGTAGCGGTAAGAACTCTGCAATCTCTCTTTCACAAAGCGAAGCAAAGGTACATGGTGACTTAACTGTTACTGGTAATGTTTCTGCTGCAACAATTAATATGCAGGGACTTACTGTTTCTGCTTTGAATGCTGTAGATGTTTCTGCAACAAGAATCAATGCAACAAGTATTACAACTAGCACGCTGAATGCTACGACACTTGTATTTCAAGATGTAAGTGTTAGCAGCCTACGCACTGGTGATTTATTTGCTACGACTGTTAGTGCAGGCACGGTAAGCGCAACCACTATTGCTGCTACCAATATTACATTGGCAGGTGAGCCAGTAGCTACATCAGCAGGATTAGCAACAGTTAGTTCAACTATGGCTACTAGTATTGCTAATGTATCGGCAGCATTAGAGACTCGTATTGCAGGAGTAAGCTCTACCTTTGCTTCAACCTCTGCGACTTTGGAAAGTCATATTAACACGGTTTCGGCTACTTTGTCAAGTACTAATGTAGCATTACAAACATCTATTGCAAATGTTTCTAGTACAATGGCAACAAGCATTGCCAATGTGTCAGCTGCTCTTGAAAGTCGCATTGCAGGGGTATCTAGCACTTTTGCTACGACATCAGCTACACTTGAAAGTCGCATTGCGACAGTATCCTCAACAATGGCAACAAGCATTGGCAATCAAATGCCTAAATCTGGAGGAACGTTTACTGGTAATGTGGCTTTTGATACTGCTATCTCTGTTGCTGGTCAAGTGCATACTGCAAACGGAGTTAAAGTATCATCTTCATATCCTTATGTTAATTTTTCAGAAACAGATACAACAGATTTAAATTCATCTTTAATTAGTAATGGTGGTAAATTTCAACTTGGAACAGCAAATAATAGCTTTGGTAGTTTTACTCCTCGTTTTGAAATTGACCACTCAACAGGTAATGCTAACTTTACTGCCAATGTAACTGCCACAGCTTTTTATGGTGACGGTAGTAATCTTACAGATATTGTAGCTGCAAGTGTAGGAACTTCGGCTACATTAGAAACAAGAATTGCTACAGTATCTTCTACAATGGCAACAAGTATTAGCAATAGCAATTCTGCCATCGCTTCTGTAAATACTATCGCAGTTGCTGCCCTACCTAAAGCAGGTGGAGAAATCACTGGAACTGTAAGCATTCCAGATAATGTTAAAATACAGTTTGGAAGTGGCTCTAATAGAGTTGAGCTTTTACATACTGGCTCTAATTTTCATATGAGAGATGTCGGCGCAGGCAATATGATTATTAGAGGGTCTGATACTCTACAGCTTGAGTCTGCTATAGCTGCAAAGTATGTAGTTTGTAGTGCAGGTGAGGCAGTAAATCTGTATTATAATAATAATAAAAAAATGGAAACTACCAACACAGGTATTTTTGTAGATGGTAATGTTACTGCAACAGAATTTTATGGTGGTGGTAGTAATCTTACTGGAGTTGCTAGTGCAGGAACTTCGGCTACACTACAAACAAAAATAACAACAAATATTAATGCTATTACATCTATTAATAATGTGGTTAGCGCACTTAGTTCTATTGTTAATGATGTTAATGCTTCTGCTATTGCTGCTAATGCACAGGCAATTGCTTTGGCTAATACTTCAATTGCTGCTAACGCCTCTACTGTTGCTATTAACATGGCAGCTATTACCTCTGTTAACAATATTGCTACTGCTAATGTCGCAGCTATTACATCTGTTAATACTCGCATAAATGCAGTGTCAGTCCTTGCAGAAACAAAAGCAAGTGCTGCCACCTCTGCTAATCTTGAAACACGTATTAATGCAGTGTCTGTTCTTGCGGAAACTAAAGCTAGCGCTTCTACATCTGTTAACTTAGAAACACGCATCAATGCAGTATCTGTTCTTGCAGAAACAAAAGCAAGCGCAACAACATCAGCTACATTAGAAACACGAATAGCAGGGGTGTCATCTACCTTTGCTACAACCTCTGCAACTTTGGCTACCTCTATCGCAACCGCAGCCGCCGCTGCCGTGGCCTTTGCCATTGCATTGGGCTAACTTTTAGGGTATAATATTGACATGGCTAACTCTTTTAAATTATCTACCGCATCTTCTGTAGGCACAGCTGAAGTGTCTGTGTATGAATGTCCAGCAGCTACTTCAACTACTATCATTGGCTTGACGGTTGCTAACATTATTAACTCACAGATTGCTGTAAACGTAAAGATTAATGATGGCGGCTCTTCCAAGATTCACTTGGTTAAGAATGCCCCAGTGCCTGCAGGTGGTACATTGGTAGTGGTGGGCGGCGACCAAAAGGTTGTCCTTGAGCCTACTGATGTTGTAATTGTTGAATCAGATACTTCAGTATCAAGTGATGTAACAATGAGCTACCTGGAGATTACCTAATGGCAATCAGTAAGATTATTAATGACGGCATTACTGCTGTGACTATTGATGCTTCGGGCAATGTCGGTATAAACCGCACCTCTCCAAATGGTTTACTTCATATGCAGTCGCCATCTGGAACGGATAGTGCTTTATACATTCAAACAAATGCGGCAACAGACGACAGCGTTATCCATTTTGGTGATGATAGCGCTTCTTCTGTTGGCAGTATATTGTATGACCACTCAACAAACAGTATGCAGTTTGAAACTAACGCCACAGAACGCATGCGCATCGACAGCAGCGGGCGGGTTCTTATTGGACGAACAACAGCCACGCTGGGTGGTGGCAATGGCTCTAACCTTCAAATTGGTTCTGGAACTACTGGTGCTGGTTTAACAATTCATACAGGAGCATCCAGTTTAGGCGATATTCAATTTGCTGATGGAACAACGGGGGCAGATAGCTATCGAGGTCTTTTGAGGTATGACCACAGCAACAACAGTATGGCTTTTTGGACTAACGCCACAGAACGCATGCGCATCGACAGCAGCGGGAATCTGCTGGTGGGGCAAGCAAGCGCAGACAATACTACAGCTGGTGTTAGTGCAAGGTCTGATGGGCGGTTGTTTGCTACACGGGACAGTGACCAGCCAGCTTTTTTCAACCGACTGACCAACGATGGCACTATCATTGAGATGGCAAAAGATAGCTCGCTAATCGGGCAGATTGGCGTAATTAGCAGCAGACCTTATATTGCAACAGCATACGGTAGTGACTCTGGTTTAAGATTTGATAGTGCGTTTATTGCACCCTGCACAACGACAGGTAGCGGGCGTGATAACGCTATTGATTTAGGCTCGTCTGGCAATCGTTTTGATGACATCTATGCCACCAACGGCACTATCCAAACATCAGACCAAAACGAAAAGCAACAGATTGCCAGCCTGACTGACGCAGAGATTACTGCCGCCAAAGCAATTAGCAAATTGTTTAAGACATTCAAATGGAATGACAAGGTTGAAGCTAAAGGCGATGCCGCCAGAACGCACACTGGTATAATCGCACAAGACGTCCAGCAAGCAATGACTGACGCTGGCTTGGACGCTGGTGACTATGCCTTCTTCATCTCTACAACTTGGTGGGAAACCCAGACTGAAGTGCCAGCCGTTGAAGCTGACGAAGAAAATGACATTGAGGCTGCTGACGCATACACCCGCACAGATACTTATGAGACAGCCGACGAAGCACCAGAGGGTGCAACAGAACGCACCCGTCTTGGTATTCGCTATCCTGAACTGTTGGCCTTTATTGGCGCAGCTACCGAACAGCGTTTGGCAGATATTGAAACACGCTTGACCGCACTGGAGGCTAACTAATGGCTTACTTAGGACAAGGAGCAGAAGGTAACTTTACTACGACCAACGCTAAAGATACGTTTAGCGGTAACGGGTCTACGACTACCTTTACCTTGTCGCAGCGTGGCACTGAAAACAATGTAGATGTTTTTGTAAACAATGTTAGGCAAGAGCCAGGGGTAGCATATAACATTGAGGGCAATGGAACGTCACTGGTTTTTACTGCTGCACCCAGCACAGGTACTAACAATATTTATGTAGTTAACCGTGGTCCTGCAGAGTTATCTGCTACACACCCTTCAGGGCAAGCTCTTGAGGCAACTAACGGAACATTTACTGGCGACCTGACTGTTGACACTGATACGCTGTTTGTTGACAGCACAAATAATCGGGTCGGGGTGGCGACTGTTTCGCCTTCTCAAAAACTCGATGTAAGAGGCGCAGGCGCAAGAATATATCTTAATGACGCAAATGAAGATATTGACATGAACAGTACTGCCGATGGTCAGTTGCGTCTTGATGGTTCTGGTTATGCTGGTGCAATTGCGCTTAACACAGAGGGAATGAATATTTATACCAACTCTTCTTCAAGAGATATAATTTTTGGCGTAAACGAAACAGAACGAATGAGAATCATCAATAGCGGCGGCATCACATTCAACGGCGACACTGCTGCGGCCAATGCGCTGGACGATTATGAGGAAGGCACTTGGACGCCCATTTTTACCACTAGCAGCGGCTCATTTTCATCTGTGACGTATCAAGAGCAAAACGGCGTTTATGTCAAAGTTGGGCGAATGGTTGTGGTTAGCTTTGATATTAGAACGTCAGCCTTGTCGATGGGAACTGCGTCTGGCTCAGTGTACATTTCTGGCTTTCCGTTTGCCGCTAGTGGAACGCAATTCACTGGGCAATGCGGCGCACAATCAAGCTGGATAACAAACGCCCCTGAATATGCAAACTTGACAGATGGTGCATCTTACGCATTCTTGCGGCGCACAAACGGTGCTGGTTACTCTGATATAACGACATCAAATCTAAACACATCATCTGGCTCAAATAGAAACAGAATACTCGGTTGCTCGATAGCATACCGCACAACATAACCCGTCTGGAAGTCGGGTCGGACAGGTGGCAATTCCGCCACGATAAATAGAAGGAGAAAACAAATGGCATTAACTAAAGAATTTGAATATGACTGCGAAGTAAGGGGCGAACACAAGAACGTCCAAGTTCGCACAGCAACTATCGTAAAAGATGACGGTGAGGAAATCAGTCGCACTTACCATCGCCATGTTCTGCACTGCCGTACTAAGACAGATGACACTTGGGGCGACACAGACATCAGTGGTGAGGACGCAGCAATCCAGGCTGTGTGCAATGCAGTATGGACAGATGCAGTCAAGTCAGCTTACGAAACTGCAATGGATTCAGCAACAGACCTATAAGGATAACCAATGGCTTCACAGGCACGACAACTAGCAGATAAGTCTATAGCACCGCCAGGTCGCCGTAACCTGATTATCAATGGTGCTATGAACGTGGCGCAGCGTGGGACGAGCGTAACTAATTTCGCTAGTAATAATCAGTATCATACAGTCGATAGATTTATTTACGAGGCTAGTGGACCTAGTTCTGTTGATTTTGCTCAAGTTACAGATGCTCCTAACGGTTTTAAAAAATCTTTGAAGGCAACTCTTAATGGAGCATTTACCCCATCAGCAAGTCAGTATTTTATTCCATTTGAGCAGCGCATTGAATCTCAAGACATTGTTTTTCTTGATTATGGAACATCCAATGCAAAAACAGTTACGCTTTCTTTTTGGATTAAATCAAATAAAACAGGAACATATGTTGTAGAGTTTTCTAATGCTGCAAAAAGTAGAAAGTGGTCGCAAAGCTACACCATTAATGCCGCAAACACTTGGGAAAAAAAGATAATTACTTGGACAGGTGACACGGGTGCAGGAACTTCTTTTGATGACGATAATGGAATTGGTGCAACTCTTTTCTGGTGGATGTCGGGTGGCACAACTTTTACAAGTGGGTCGCTTTCGGGTGCTTGGGAAAACGCAACTAGCGCAAATAGAGCAGTAGGTGTTCCTTCTTCTCTAGCGGATGATGACCAGTTCTACATCACAGGCGTTCAACTCGAAGTCGGCTCAGTAGCCACTGAGTTTGAGCATCGTAGCTTTGGTGAAGAGTTGGCTTTGTGTCAGAGGTATTTTCAATATTATAAAAACCCGCCCCTTCGAGGTGTTGTCGCAAGCACAACTTCAGCATACAGGATGGCTATGGTATTACCCGTTGTGATGAGGGCTAATCCTTCTTTAACACTTCAACAAACAGGTGCTTTATCTCATTTTAGGGTATATGACGGAAGTGTTACAGCTATATATTCCTCCTTTAATGCTTCATATTTAAAGGCAGATAAAATTGAATTTGATATTAATGTAACTAGTGGCAGCTTAACAGGCGGTAGAGCAGCTTGTCTTTATGATAGCACTGATACATATGAAAGTGCTTTTCTTATTGATGCGGAGTTATAAATTATGGACGAGATAAATATTACTGAAGCGCAATATCAAGTTGACAGTGTTTCTAATGAAGCTACGAACATTAAGGCAATTATTGATGGCGTTGAAATGTTTGTACCTCTCGCTGCTGGCAACCGCCACTATGACGAAATTATACGCCAAGTAGAAGCAGGAACTCTAACTATACAGGAAGCAGACTAATGGCATATATTGGTAAATCACCCGCAGGACTTGGAGTTCGTGCTAGATACTACTACACTGCCACAGGCGGTGAGACTAGTTTGTCTGGTGCAGATGATAATGGCCGTGTGCTACAGTTTACAGATGGCGAGTATGTTGATGTATACTTGAATGGTGTTCTGCTTGTGGCAGGCACTGACTATGGTACAGGCACTGCCAATACTATTAGTGGTCTTGATGCTTTGTCTGCAGGTAACATTGTAGAGATTGTTGCATATGATATATTTAGCCTTGGCAAAGCAAATACAGAAGCTTTGCGTAGACGTTACTATAAAACTGCTTCAGGCGGTGAGACTTCTATTAGTGGGTCAGATGATAACGGTCTGACAATTACCTTTGCTGCTAATGCAGAGATTGAAGTATATCTCAATGGTGTTGCCTTGGTTCAGGGCGATGACTACAACACAACTACTGCTAATACTGTGGGTGGTTTGTCTGCTCTTGATGCAAGTGATATTGTAAGCATTGTAGTATATGAAGAATTTATTTTAGGTGATGTAGTAAGTAAAAAATCTGGCGGTACATTTGGCGACAGTATTGGTGTAGATGGTGGTATAACAACTAATTCTGGAAGCTTAAAACATAAGCTTCACCATTCTACAGAGAATGATTTTGTTATTCATAGATTTACTACAGAAACCACTGATGATGATAAATTTATTATTGCCTATGGTCCAGGAAATAGTGGTGGTAGTTTTGACAATCAAATAGCTATAAAATCAAATAACTCTGCAGGAACAATAGGATTTTATACAAATACCACAGAACGTATGCGTGTTCTTGCTGGTGGTGGTTTAACATTTAATGGCGATACTGCTGCGGCTAATGCACTAGATGATTATGAGAAAGGCACTTGGACACCTGCTTTTAGTAATACCTTTTTAGAGGGTGCATATAACACTGCAACTGGTTTTACATCTTCAACTGGAACATATACTAAAATAGGTGATTTAGTTTATTGTATCGCTGAAGTAGTATTAACAGGAGGCTCTGGAAACCTTGTTGGAGATGATAATTTTTCTTTTACATTATCAAGCCTTCCTTTTGCTCCATTAAACTCAACAATTCATAAACAACTAGCAGGAACGATAATGGTTTATTCAGCTGTTGGGAGTGGCACGAATGCTAGTGGTGTATTAATTCCTTTGGCAGGGCAATCAGTAATCGTAGCTCAAATTACTGCTCTAGCTAATTCTGGTAGCTCTATTGTTCATTCTAGACCAGTTCAATTAAGTTTTACGTATAGAGTATAGCGGAGATAGAAATGAGTAAAGCAAGACAACTAGCACAAAGAACTAATCAATCGGGTCGAAAGAACCTGATTATTAATGGTGCTATGGATGTTCATCAGCGTGGCGGAACAATATCTATTACAAATGGAACAGGATATACATTAGATAGATTTAAGATTGGCAGAGGGTCTTCTTATAACTTTGATGTTGACGTAAGCCAGAGTTCTGATGCGCCTGCTGACTTTGTAAACTCACTTAAAATAGATGTGCAAGCAACAGCAACACCATCTGGGAGTGAAAATGCTACTCTTGAATACTCTATAGAAGGTCAAGATTTAACACATTTAAATTACGGGTCTTCTTCTGGTAAATATGTAGTTTTATCTTTTTGGGTAAAGTCTAATAAAACGGGAACATATGGTTGTCAATTTAAACTCGACAGTAACAGTAGAAATTTTACTAATTCTTACACAATCAACTCTTCTAATACTTGGGAAAAGAAAACAATTACAATAAATCCCGATACAGCAGGAGCAGCTTTTGCCGATAATAATTTGGTTGGCGCAAGGATTATTTGGCATCTTTCTACTGGCCCAGATGATATTATTTCAGGTAATCGTGACTGGACAGCCGATGCTTCATTTAGGTCTGTAACTGGTCAGGTTAATCTTCTTGATAGCACAAGCAACGAGTTTTATATCACAGGCGTTCAACTTGAAGTTGGTAGTGCTGCATCTGAGTTTGAGCATCGCAGCTTTGGTGAGGAGTTGGCGTTGTGTCAGAGGTATTATTATATGACTGCGGATGGCAGAGTTGCCTCTGAATCAGGATTAGGGTTGTCCTATGGTCATTCGGATACATCAAGCAGATTTATTATTGATTTTCCCGTTACAATGAGGGCTGTTCCAAGTCTTGATAGTCCCACAGTTACCAACGCATATAGGTTTGTTCACGGCGCAACTAGCTCTTCTACTACTCAGCTTGCAAGCTCTCTCACATTACCTTATGCAAATTGGAACACGACACATAGAATGCTTGTAGGGCAGACAGGATTAACAGACAATAATAGCGGCGGCAAAGCTGGTTATGTTCAAGTTTACCTATCAACAACAGCCTATGTGGCCTTTGATGCGGAGTTATAAGTTATGGATGAAATGATTATTACATCAGCACAGTATGTTGCCTCCGAAGATAGCGGTGGCGGTCAGTGCATTGAGTGTCAAATAGATGGCAAAAGATATGTTGTCCCCATCGCTGCTGGCAACCGTCACTATGACGAAATTATGCGCCAAGTAGAAGCAGGAACACTTACAATTGCAGACGCAGACTAGTTGCTTACTGGCCGTTTATAAGGTATAATATAGAATCTGCAGACTTTTCAAGGAGAAAAATAATGAATGAACCAGATAAGCTTGTGCTAGACTTTGGAGCGCTTGGTGTAACCGCAGGCGCTTTCTTTCAAATATTGCCTAGCATTACGGCGCTGGCTTCTTTGGTGTGGGTCTGCATCAGAATTTATGAAACAGAAACAGTAAAGAAACTGTTGGGTAAACAATAGGAATTAAGATATGGCTTCTTCATATAGCTCAAGAATTAAATTAGAGAAACAAGGCTCTGGTGAAAATGCTAACACTTGGGGCGATAGATTAAACACAAATGTGATTGACCTTGTGGATGCAGCAGTTGCAGGTGTAACTGCAGTTGATGTAGATGGTGCTGGTGGAACTGGAGTAACGCTTACTGCAAATGATGGCTCACCTGACCAAGCAAGAAGTCTTGGCCTTAGAATGACTGGTACTCTTGCCGCCGATGTTACTGTTAGCTATTCTGCCAGACCAGAAAAAATTTACTTTGTTAACAATGAAACTGCAGGCGGCTACAATGTTATCATGGACAATGGTAGCACAAAGGTTACTGTTGGTAATGGCGCAGCATTGATTGCTACCGAAGGGTCTAACAGCTATGCCATTAGAGACTTTGAATCAGGAACAAGATTAGCATTTAATCAGAATACTGCACCGCAAGGTTGGACAGTTATTACCTCTGCCTCTCATGCTGGCGCTGCTCTTCGTATTGTTAATGCCGCAACCAGCGGCGCACAGGTAGGTGGTAGCAATGAATTTACCACTGTGTTTAATACAGCTATTGTTGTATCTATTCAAGGAAGCACAGAAGCAGCAACCCTTTCAGGAAGCACTGGTTCAACTGCTATTACTACTGCACAAATACCCGCCCACCAACACGAAGGTTTTGCATATTACAGAGTGGCTGGCGGTCAATATACTTGGCCTGGTTCGAATACTTACGCACCTGACACTATTTATCACGAAAATGGTGGTCACACAAATAATAATACAAATACTATGGGTCGTGCAGGTGTAGATATTACTAAGACAATGCAGTCAAGCGGAACTCAAATAAATACGGCCAGCGGCCATACTCACAGTCTTTCAGGATTAGGCTCTCACTCGCACACAGTAACCATCACAGATTCATTTAATCTGGATGTTAAATATGTTAACTTTATTGTATGCGAAAAGGATTAATGAATGGAATTAAATGTTAAGAACGGATGTCCGTTACATAACTTTGAACCGTGTAAACAATTAGACTGCGCTTGGTTTACAAAACTAGCAGGCAAAAATCCCCAAGGGGGTAAGGAAGTAGAGGAGTGGGGTTGCGCAGTAACCATGATGCCGCTTCTTTTAGTTGCCCAAACAAATGCTGCCAGAGGTACTCAAGGTGCGGTTGAATCATTTAGAAACAGAATGGTTGAGCAGCAAGATGAGTTGTTACAGCTGGCAAAGCAGGGTGATATAGAAACAAAACTTATTGAATAGACATGGCTTCTACAGACACACAGTTTTTTAATTTAAAGTTTATTCCTGGATTTCATAGGGAGTCAACCAAGTATGCCGAAGAGGGTAAGTGGTTTGATGGAAACCGTGTGCGCTTTCGTGAAGGTAAACCAGAAAACTTACGTGGTTACACAAAGTTTTCTACCGATACTATATCTGGCTTTGCTCGTGATGCTCTTACATGGACTGATAATAATACACGTAAGTATTTAGCATATGGCACTAATACACAATTATATGTAGTCCAAAACGAAGACAGAACAGATTCTACACCAATTGCCACTACAACAAGCGTATCTAATAATTTTGTTACATCAGCAGGAAAGGCTAGTGTTAAAATTAACTTGGGATATACCCCTAGTCAGAATGTTAGTGTTGGAGACAGAATTGAATTTGTTGGCGTAGATAATTTTTCTGGGACAAGTGTTAACGGAACGTTTGGAATTACTTTAGTAAGCGCACAGGATGCCTTTTATATTACTGCAAATGCTACCGCTACGGCTAATGCCACTAATGTAGGCGGCACTAATGGTAGTATAAATCTTTTAATACCAAATGAAGAGTCTAATGATATTCAAGGCTTGGGATATAGCGCAGGTGTGTGGAGTGGTCAACAAGCTTGGAACTTTCCTGCGTCTTCTTCTGATATTGTCTTCCAAGGCGCACAGTGGAAACTTGATACATATGGTGAAGACCTACTAGCCTTGCGCCGTAAAAGTAAAATTGCATATCTAGATGTTTCAGAAAATAACTATACTATTGCTCGTGCAAGCATTGTAGGCACTGCACCATATGCAAATAGTTTTATTGTATCACCTAATGATGGACATGTTGTTTGCTATGGCGCTTCTGTAAGCGCAAATGATACTACTATTGTACCATTAAGAGTTGCTTGGTCTGACCAAAATAACTTTAGAGTATGGGAGCCAACAGCTACAAATACTGCAGGCTCTGTTAACTTGACCGAAGGTTCTCGCATTGTTGGAGCAATACGTTCACGTAACACTATTAACATTTGGACTGACAAGGCTATGTATATTCAGGAGTTTGTAGGAACTCCGTTTATATTTAGGTTTACACAGGTTGGCTCCAACTGTGGTATGATTTCACCACATGCAGCCGTAGACATTGATGGCGTGTCCTATTGGATGGGTGATAATAATTTCTATATGTATGATGGTCGTGTTAATACTATGCCCTGTACGATACGCCGACATCTTTTTGAAAGTTTTAATATGGTTCAAAAAGATAAAGTGTATGCAGGAATTAACAGTGAGTTTAAAGAAATTATTTGGCTGTATCCACGTGATGAAAGTCTAGAGCCTAATGCCTATGTAATTTATAACTACGAAGAACAAACATGGGTATATGGAAGTTTATTTGAAAATGGTATTACTACTACGTTTGCAGACCGTGGTGTGTTTGACACTACTGTTTTAACTGGTCGCACATCTGCAACAGGCGACATGCTTGTATGGAACAACGAGCCTGATGACATTTATACTGGTGACGGGCAAACCCTCTCTTCATTTATTGAGTCTGCAGAATTTGACCTTGATGAGGGCAAACAGTTAATGTTTGCAGATAAACTTATTCCTGATTATACATTTAGCACAGGCGAGCAAATTAAATTTTCTATTAAGACACGCAGGTATCCATCAGATGATTTCCAAGAAAAAGGTCCGTTTACAATTAATGCTGACACACAAAAGGTAAATATGCGTGCCAGAGGTAGACAGTCTGTTGTTCGTGTGTCTGCAGATGCTGCTGGTCAGTGGCGCTGGGGTAGCGTAAGATTGGCTATGCAGCCTGACGGTGAAAGATAATGGCTAATTATCCAAAGTATCCTGTAAATAAGCCAGCCTCTGCTGATGAGCTACACTCAGATTTAACTCGCTGGGCTAATGAGCTTACACGTGAACTAGACACCGAAAGCTTGCGGCAGGATAGCGCACCGTCAACAAAGATATATACAGTAGTTACAATTACTGATATTGGTAGACCGCAGCAGGGCGATGTAGCCTATGCAATTAGTGCGGCTAAGTTTAAAGGATACACAACTACTGCTGGTGGATGGGTGGATTTCCACTAGGTAGCTGGTATATTTGATATAAATAGGGTATAATATTACAATGTATGAGGGTCTTGCAAACATATTACAGCTAAAGGGAATGGGCATGACAGAGGATGCCACAGGCTTTCAGCGTGCCTTTCGTTTGGCTGATATGATTCCTGTGGTTGCTGCTCAAGCTATGCCTAAACAAGCTATGCGACCTGCTCCTATGCCACCGCAAATGTCTGCTCCTGTATATAGAGAAGAAGGCGGTCTGGTAGATGGCGGCAAGGTAGATGGTGATGATTATGTAATTGATGCCTACACTGTGTCTGCTCTTGGCAACGGGTCATCGGATGCGGGTGGTAAACTTCTTGACCAGTCTTTGCCTCAAGTAGAAAATACTGATGGAAGTAAAACTGGTATGGTTCAGGAAGAAATTGGTGACGGAATGTCTGACAATGTTTCATATGATGTGGCTAATGGCGGTGACATTACAGAGGCACGGATTAGTCAAGATGAATATATTGTAGACGCAAATCAAGTTAGAGAAATTGGGGGTGGTGATGCAGATGAAGGTGCAGCACGCCTCGATAAACTTAGAGAAGAAATAAGACAACAAGCATACGGAACTAAAGAACAGCCCAAAGAAATTAGTGCCGTAAAAACATTGCGTGAATTTATGAAGGAAGTATAGCTATGGGATTCTTTTCAGATTTATTAGGTGGACCAGGTAAGGTTAGAGAATATGGTGGCGGATTTGACAAGGCCATTAAACCTTATGCTGAAGAAGGATTGGGAGCGCTTCAAGAGCAGTTTCAGGCAGGACCACGAGTATTTAGGGGGGAGCGAGTTGCAGGCTTTACAGACCCGCAGCTTGCTGCACAAACCTCCTTGCTTGCTTTGTCAACTGCACAACCAGATTATTATAAGACTGCTTTAGGTGGTATTGAAGAAGCAATGGGAATGCAGCGTGAGGCAGCTGCAGGTATTACTTCTGAAGATATTGCTGCCCAAAGACAGCTTCTTGAACCTATGGGAGAAGCCCAGCGTCTAGCGCAGCGTCAAGCATTTGAGGGTGCTTTGAGGGATATTGGTGCTGGTGCAGGTGGCGCAGGTGTTGGTGCATTAACAGGTGCTAGAGCAGATATTCTTCGTGGTGGTGCAGCAGGTGAGTTTGCTGTTGGCATGGCAGGTATTGAAGGACAGCTGCAGCAACAGGCACTTCGACAAGCTGAAGCAGACCGTGCCAGACAAGCATCAGGTGCAGCTGGATTAGCACGACTAACAGGGCAACAGCTTGGTATTGGCAGGCAAGGCTTTGGCGAACAGCTACAAAGAATTGGTTTGGGTGCAGATGTTGGTAGAGAACAGCGTGCATTGGAGCAACAACGTATCATGGCTGAGATGCAAGAATTTAAAGAGGATGACCCATTTAAGTTTGCACAACAATACTTGCAAACAATTTATGCTGCTCCTACACAGGAAACTACACGAACTCAAGACCCGTCAACCTTCCAAGAGGTTATGGGTATTGCTTCATTGTTTAAAGAGGGTGGTCATGTAAATAGAAACGTAGGCGGTATGCCACAAGCTTCTCTTGCCGACATGGCTAAAGCAGCAGGTATGAGTGAGGCTGACTTTGAACAAATGGAAATGGACATTGACGAAGCTGATGAACTGAATGCTAAAATAGACAAACCACCTAGAGAGCCGAGAGAAAAAGCTGGTGGTCTTGCCGAAGCCATGGGTTCAACAAATCTAGGAAGAACAGGTACGGTAAACTCACCTCAACAACTAGCAGCTATGCAGGCTCTTGCTCAAATGACAGGCTTAAAATCAGGTGGTGGTATTTCTGCGTTGGCAACAGGTGGTCGCACTGTTGATGAAATTAAAAAAGATATTGAGAAGTTTGTTCCTAAGATTAATAGAGGGCTTACCGACAAAGAACAAAAAGCATTTAATGTTTTGCGTGATGAGTTACAACAGGCAAATCAAAAGCCAGTACCTAAACCTATGCCTAGCCCAACAACTCCTAGTCCTACGCCGTTGCAAAGAGTTAGGCAGGAAATGAGAGCAATGCCCATGGCTACGCAACCGACACCGCCGCCAAGTGCTATTGATAGAATTATGTCAGGAGTTGGTAGTGGTCTTAGAAGCCTTGGTTCAGGTATTCAGGCAGGCTTTGGTTTTTATAAAGAAAAACTTGACCCGTTCCGTGGATACAGTGATGAAGAACGGCGGCGTATTGGTATGTCTATTCTTGCAACAACACCTCAGTTAGGTGAATCAGGTCTTGCTACTGTGTTCCGTGGTGCTGTGCCTGCGGTTGCTGCTGAAGAAGAACGCCGTGGTGTTGCAGCAGAGCTTGCAAGAAAGAAAGCAGCTGATGAGTTAGCTGCACAACCAGAACCTTTTGAGCAGAAGGCTTCAGATATTAATGCAATACGGTCAGCCACTGGAGTAAAAACTGGATACTTTATTTCTGACGATGGCCGCATTAGAAAAGTTGGTGGTGGAACATATAAAGAAGCAGATGCACAAAGAGCATTTGAAATATTTAATGCTGGAGTTCAGCAATATAAAAAGACACAAGGTGACATTGCATCAGCGATTGATATTATTCAAGGTTTATAAGCAGGAGAACTAGATGGCGTTAGCCCCACAAACACAAGAGTTCCAAACACTGCTTGGTCAAGTTCAAGAAATTGAATCAGAAAAAGACAGAATTAAATTTCTAAGAGACAAGGGTGTTGACCCAAAAGAGTTTCAAGAAGTTACGGAAGATTTTGTTGCAAAAGCAGAAAGCGGTGCATTAAGACCCGACACTAGCTTTAGTGCTGGTAAGATGGTTACAGGCGGTATTGGTCGCCTGGGTAGTGCTATCGCAACACTTGGCGGTCAAGCTATTGAAGTAGCCGCAGGTAAAGAAACTCGTGAAAAAGTTTCTAATGTATTCTCAGAACTTGGTGATAACATTGATGACAACCTTAAAAAGACAAAGGTTGGCAAAGCGGTTAGCTATGCCTTGAAAGAAACGTTTGACCCTGAGATGTCTACTGCCGAAGAGATTGGCTCATACTTTGTTCCATTTGGCGTGGCAACAAAAGGTTTGACTGCGGCAACTGCAGGATTAAAAACCACAACAAAAGCAGGGGCAGTAGCAAAGGCAGGTGCTATTGGTGTGGCTGCTGATGTGCTTACACGACAAGAGGACGAAGTGTTTTTGCCAGAGGTTATTGCTGCGCTTGGACCAGAAGGTGAGGAGTTGGCTGCTAAATTGGCAATTGACCCTAATGATACTGTTGCAGAAAAAAGATTGAAGCAGGTTGCTGATGCTACATTGGGTGCGGGTGTAGCCTCTGCTTTTATTAAGGGTATAGGATTAGCTGCAGGTAAGGTTGCAAGTAAAGCCAAGGCAATTAAAAAAGATAAGGTTACAGAACCTATTGAAGAAACAGTAGACAAGACACCACTTGAAGCAGAGGTTGTAGAGATTGCTCCTAATGAATACAGGCAGCGTGGTAAAATTATACAAACTCTTGGAAAATGGAATACTGGTGTTGGCAGGGCATTTACTACTCAAGCAGGAATGCCCAAAGAAATGTTTGAGTCTTACTTAAAAAGTCGTGGCTTTGTAGCGGGTCAAGATATGCTTATTCAAGCTGAAGCTAAAAAATTAGAAAAACTTATTAAAAAAACTGGTGTAGACAGAGTTGCCGTTAACCGTGCATTGGCTATGGAGGGAGGCTCATATGATTTACCAGAAGAAGTTCTTGAGCAAGTTATAAAAATGAGGGAAGCTATTAACTTAAATGAGGTAGCTGTTAAAGATGCTCTTAAACTTACTGCTGACGATGATATACAAATTAAATTAGGTGAAGATGGTGGTGCATATCTGACCAGAACCTTTCAAACATTTACAAATCCTAAATGGTCTAAAGATATTAAGAAAGCTTTGGATATGAAGCCAGAAAAGCTTTCGTCTAAGGCCAAGCTTGCAGCAGGCAAGTCGGGACACACTGCAGATGTATATGAAGTTGTATATAATGCACGACAGCATTTACAAAAACAATATCCAGAGCTAACGCCTGCTCAAGTTGATGGTATCATTAGTGATATTGTTGATAGAAGTAAGGGTGGTCAGTTTGATTTGATAACCAGTCTTCTTAGTGGAGGCACAGGAGAAAAAGCTGTTAAAGTTCTACGTGGTAGAAAAGATATTGACAAGCCTATTCTTGAACTTATGGGTGAAGTTAAAGACCCTGTTCGTAACTTTACAGAAACAATGAGAAATCAAAACAAGCTTATTGCAAAGGCTAACTATTTAAAAGATGTTAAGGCTTTTGCTGAACGCAATCTGGGTAAAGAAATTAAAACTCCAGGTTTGTTTCCATTCTTACCATCAGATACAGCTACTTTTTTGAGACAAGGTGAGCGTATTGGTGGCAGAGACATAACAAAAAATGTAGGTGAGTTAGCTGCTCAAGAGCTTGGCAGACTTGGTGGTACTGGTGCGCCTGTTGGTCTTAACAAAGTATTTACAACAGATGAAATGTACACAATGCTAGAGCGTGGTATTGATACTTTTGGTTTTGATAATCCTGTTGGTAAAGGATGGCTAAATATTTTTGCTAAACCTGCAGGTGTAGGGCAGGCAATGGAAACTGTATTTGACCATACTGCTCACGCTGTTAATATATATGGTATGTTACAGCAGCTTACAATGAACGGTAATTTATTACGCCCTAACGTGTTTAAAAATGCTCAAAAATCTATGTATTCTTTGTATCAAAGAGCTACCGATAATGACCCAGAAGCTTTGGCTTATTTAGCTCGATTAAAAGAAAGAGGTGTTTTGGACTCAAGCGTTGTCGCCGAAACTGTAAAAAGAAATCTTGACAGATTTGGTGAAGGTGCAGAAGGCGCAATGTCAAAGGCTATAAAAGCTCCTTTCCGTGGTGCATCTGCACTGTATGGTGGCATTGATGATTTTGGTAAAGTCATTGCACACCAATCAGAAATGCAGGCATATCGTAAAGCATTTCCAAATGCAACAGATGACGAAGTATTTGACTATGCTGCAGATGTTGTTAGAAATACAATGCCTTCATATACTACGGCTGTTCCTGCTGTGCGTGCTTTGTCCCGCTTACCTTTTGGTACATATGCAACATTCCCTGCAGAAGTTCTTAGGACACAATATAATATTATTAAGATTGGTTTAAAAGATATTGCACAAGGGACTGCTACTGGTAATGCAAATTTAGCAGCAACAGGCTTGCGTAGATTGTCAGCACTTGGAGCAACAACAGCAGGTATTGGATATGCTATTGACCAAAACAACCAAGAGCTTGGTGTGACACCTGCAGATATACGTGGTTTAAATTTGGTTGCTCCAGAGTATCAAAAGAATACTTTAAAGATTATGGAAGAACCTTTTTATGTAGATAAAAACGGTCATATTATGACCAAATTTGTAGACTCTGGTGCTATTGATGCTGCTCAATATGTTAAAGGTCCAATACGTGCTATTATAGGAAGAGTAATGGCAGGCGAAGAGGTAACTCAAAGAGAGTTAGATGATATATTTAAAGACGCATTTAGAGAAGTGTATAGCCCATTTATATCTGAAAAGTTTTTAACCCAAGCACTTGTAGAAACTTATACTGGTATGGACGCTGAAGGTCGCCCTATTCGCCGTGGTCTTTCTTTAGGAGATGATATTAGAGATACAAGCGTAAACCTTGTTAAGGTTATGACACCTGGTTCTATAAAGGCTGGGCAAAAAGTATTACGGGCTGCTCAATCTGAAATGTTGCGAGGTGTTGGTGAAGGTCAAACTGCCGCAGGATTCCCAATGCGTATGGAAGACCAAGTAGATTTCTTTACTAGAGGTATACGGCACAATACAGTAGACTTTACTAAGGCTATGGGCAGCAGTATATACGAAGATACAAGCGAACTTGGTGTTCCTGAAGAAGCATTTAAAGCTTTTGTAAAACAAATACCAGATAAAATTCTTACGCCACAAGAAGAGCAAGATATTTACAATGAGTTTAGACGTATGCAAGAAATTAAAAAAGACCGTATGGCTAGATTGGCAGATAAGATTGATGTGTTTCGTCAGATGGAAGTTGTTGGTAAAGATGGGAACAAAAGAAATATTACTATGGACGATATAATTATGGGTGCTACCTCTGATGCTAAATACAGAACATCAGAATCTTTAATTCGCTCTGCAGTTGAAGGAAAAGATGGCCGTGGTGTTTTTCAGTCTGATTTTATTGCAGATGAGAAAACAGTAAGAAACATAATTGAAGAAAGAAAATTTGGTGAAAGAGTTATAGATAATTTAAATAAAATTGCAGAAGAATATGAAGGCCAACCACTGCGTCCAGAAAGAACAAGGTAACATGCAAATAAGTAAAAACTTTTCATTGTCTGAAATGACCAAGAGTCAGACTGCATTGCGTCTAGATATTTTTAACGAACCGCACCCAGAGGACTTGTATAACCTACACATGTTGTGCGATAATATACTGCAGCCAGTGCGTGAATACTTTGAGCGTCCTGTTACTATCAACAGTGGCTATCGTTCACCTGAGTTGTGTGTAGCTATTGGCAGCAGCAAAAACAGTCAGCACGCAAAGGGCGAGGCAGCAGACTTTGAGGTACTGGGTGTAGACAATAAGGTTGTGGCAGAATGGATTAGAGACAATCTGGACTTTGACCAGCTGATACTAGAGTTTTATAAAGACGGTGAGCCTACGTCAGGGTGGATTCACTGCAGTTATTCGAATAAAAAACGTGGTTCTGTGCTTCGCTATGATGGCAAGAACTACACAAAGGGATTGTAAAATGGGACAGTATTCAAGTATAACAAGAACAGGTAAGCATGAACCATTTGGTCTGCATGTAAAGCGTGGTTATGTGCAGGGGCATGAGCATGTACACAAGTTTGGCTTTAACACCTCTGTAACTACCTCTGCCACTCTTATATGGAATGGTGGCGGCGACTATACGTATCCAACATCTGCTGCACAGCTTGGCGTAGTTGGTACATCTACCACAGATAACTCACAGATTACTGTAGAAGGATTAGATGCTGACTATAATGAAGTGTCTAATATTGTTACACTTAACGGAACTACAACTGTTACAACTAGCGCATCATATATTCGTTCATATCGTGCGTTTGTGAGCGATGACAATGAGCCTGCTGGTGATGTAACTATTAGACATTCAGGTGATACCGTTGCTATTATTAGTGCCGAAGAAAATCAAACTTTGATGGCTACATATACTGTTCCTGCTGGCTATACTGCTTACCTGTATCAGCTGGTATTCGGCGGCGCAGCAGAGGTTGCAAATAAGTTTATGACTGTTCGATTGAGAGCTAGAGTTCCTGGAGGTGTTTTTAGAACGCAGGCTAAGTATACTACGGCTGCTCAAACTTTTGAAGAAGTTATGGAGTTTCCACTAAAGTTTGAAGAGAAGACTGACATTGAGGTAACTGCGCAGGCAAGCTCACAGGTGCAGCAAGCATCTGCTATGTTTGATTTGTTGTTAATTAAGAATGAGAGTCAGACATGATTAGTGGTATTGTAAGTGCATTGTTGCCATCGGCAGGTAAGGTGATTGACCGCCTTGTGCCTGACAAGAATGCTGCAGCAAAGGCAAAGCAAGAACTAGAGGCAGAGATGATTAAGGCCGCTACCAAGGCTAACCTAGCACAGCTAGAGATTAATAAGGTAGAGGCAGGACATAGAAGTATATTTGTTGCAGGCTGGCGACCCTTTATTGGGTGGACATGTGGTGTCGCTATGGCTTGGCATTTTGTGGGTGTGCCTATCACATTATTTGTGGCGGCATGGATTGGGGCAGACATACCAGAATTGCCCCAGTTTGATATGGAAAGCTTGATGACAGTCTTGCTTGGTATGTTAGGCTTGGGCGGTATGAGAACATACGAGAAGTTTAAAGGTGTTTCAAAGTAATGCGAGAGCAACAGCACTAGTTCTTTTTGTCTTGGCATTTATGCCAGGTCTTGCTCATGCACAAACAAATGACCAGACGGGCGACCTAAACACCAGCACAGTAAACACTAACAGCACAGTTAGTAGTAACAATCCGTCAACAACCAATAACTACAATGGCGCAGGTGCTGCCTCACGAGAAACACCGCCGCCTTCTGCTATTGCCCCTACATATATGTCTAATGGGCAGGACACTTGCCTTGCGGGTCGTAGCGCAGGTGTGCAAGTAAATGTTCTTGGTCTGTCCTTTGGCGGTTATAAGCAAGATGAAGAATGTAATAGGCGGCGTGATGCAAAGGTACTAAAAGACCTTAACATGAACATTGCTGCTGTAGCTTTGATGTGTCAGAAAAAAGCCATCTGGATTTCTATGTTTGAATCTGGCACGCCATGTCCACTAACTATCAATGGCAAGCTAATAGTAGGAAGAAGTGCCTACATGACAATGAAACGGAATCCAGAAAAATTTATACCTGATTACAAGAAACGCAAGAAACATTACGACAGCATTCTTAATATAGGGGGAGAGGAGTCAGATGAAGAAGATACTGATAGCGGCTTGTCTATTAGTGAGCGCTTTAGGACAAGCACACGCAGAGACTGAGATAGATAGACTGGTTGCGGCCAGTAAGATTATTGCTGACAAGATACAGCAAGGGCGTAATGCTGTTGGTGGTCTAGCATACTATGCAGTAGACGGTAAGGTTGCGCCTGATGGTACTGTGTTGCCTGCTTTTATTACGCCTGCAGATGTGCAAGCATACAATGACTCTGTTGATGATGTGTCTCTTCGCATTTATTACAACACGCAGATGATGCTTGAGAATCAGTATGAAGAAACTATGGTGCAGTTAGAAACTGCTATTGATACGTTTGTGGATGCAACTGCGGTTATTGCTGTAGCTGTAGAGGTAGCCGATAAGGCAGAGACTACCGACCAAAACAACGTAGCTGAACAAGAACAGCTTCAAGATTTTATACAACAAAACGATGTGACCTTAGACCAACAAGATGTTAATGTATACAATGATGCACTAGGAGATGTAGAAGATTTGGCTCAAGACGCTGCTGCTTTTCTTGCTGCGTCACGAATAGAAACTATCACTGGGTCTGTTGACGATGATGCCCAGCAATTTAATATAAATATGTCTGATGCTATTGCTACATATGATTCTGCAAATGAAGCCATAAAATTTGCTTGGTCAACCACTGGTTTCACACACACTTTCTACAACTTTTTTACATACAATAATGCAACAGTTAGTGTGGAAGAAGTTATGGGTATGGGACAAACAATTTATGACGAACAAGGAACTTTAAACTAATGTCACTAGAAGATACAGAACTAAAAATAGGCGGTGTAAATCTCAAGGGTGTATGGATTGCTATTGTTGTGTCGATTGCTACGACTTTGGCAGGCGGCATCTGGGCAGTAGCAGAGTTTTATGGCCGCATAGAAAAGGTAGAGTCGGCTGTACAAGCGCTGCCTGATGCGTCAGATAAGCTGATTGAGTTGGGTGCTAATCTTGAAAGCATTATGAAGAACCAAGAGCAGCTGCTTGACCTTCGTGATAAGGTTGCCGAAATGGAAACCACTATGGCAGAGTCTGTGCTGAAGGTAAATCAGGCAGCAGAAAAAGCAGAAAACATTGGTAAGGTGCAAAAAGAGATTGAGGACTTATGGCGTGGCATGGACGCACTGGCTAACCCGCTTCAATAGGAGAATCAAATGTCAGAAGATAATAATATTGTAGACAAGCAAGCATATCAAAAGAACCGCCGCTATATGGCGTGGACTTGTCTTGGTATGATGGTAATTAGCACTGTTGCTGTGCTGGCTTCACCCGCACGCTTTGAGTCTGCCGAAGCTATCCTGATGATGATGTATGGCTCACTGTCTGCAGTGGTTGCTGCATACTTTGGCTTTGCTAAGAAGCAATAGCTTCCTGCATCATCTGGTCAATCATAGAATCAAACGTATATTTAGGCTTCCAACCCAGAACCTCACGGGCTTTGGATGCATCACCAAGCAGTAGGTCTACCTCTGCGGGGCGATAGAACTGTGGGTTAATAGTTACCACCGTGTTGTCATTCTCATCTATGGCAGTCTCATTTAGGCCGACATCGCCTACCCACCTGATTCGCATATCTACTGCAGCAAAACACTTTTCAACAAGCTCACGCACAGAATGTAGTTCACCCGTGGCAAGTACATAGTCATCGCCTTTGGGCTGCTGCATCATAAGATACATACCTTCAACGTAATCTTCTGCATGTCCCCAGTCTCGCTCTGCATCTAGGTTGCCTAGCTCTATGTGCGACAAGTTGCCACGTGCAATATCGGCTACACCCTGTACAATCTTCTGCGTAACAAACTCTTTACCCCTCCAGGGAGACTCGTGATTGAATAGAATACCGTTGGAAGCGTGCATATCGTATGCCTCACGGTAGTTTTTTACCGTCCAAAATGCAAACTGCTTAGACACACCGTATGGGCTGCGTGGATAGAAAGGTGTAGTCTCAGATTGGGGTGTTTCTAAAACCTTCCCATATAGCTCTGAGGTGGACGCTTGATAAAATTTGGTGTGTTCAGTCAAACCAAGTGTACGAATGCACTCTAAGAGCCTTAAAACCCCCATAGCGTCCACGTTAGCAGTGTATTCTGGGACATCAAATGAGACACGCACGTGAGACTGGGCTGCAAGGTTGTAAACTTCGTCAAATAAATGGGTATCAAACAGCTGCATAAGGCTACCTGTATCGGTCAAATCACCGTAGTGTAGGTGAAAGTTAGGCCGACCAATCAGATGGGCAATGCGCTTAGATGGCTCTGAGGATACACGCCGCTGCAGGCCATGTACAATGTATCCCTTGTCAAGCAGAAGCTCCGCAAGATAGCCACCGTCCTGTCCTGTTACACCAGTAACAAGCGCAGTTTTTTCTGTGAACTTATTCATCGGGGGTAGCTTCATCTTCTTCTTCCTCAAAGTCTTCAGGCCATGTAGACATAAACAGTTCATACATTTTTTCTTTGCCTATAATTTTCATTGATGCACATATCTTACCCTCAAGACCTGCTACGTCCTGCGGTCCTTCGTCTTCTGCATTGTTGCCACGTACACGGGACAGCAACTCAAGGGCTTTGAGTGCGGTCTGACCATTGCCATTTGCTTTGGCCTGCTCGTATTGCTTCTCAAGTTCTGATACTACATCTACATCTGTGCTGTATTCTTCCTCAAGCTCTTCTAATCTACGCTGAATAGCAGGCTCTTGTAGCAGTCTATAGCCCTGGTTGTGAGCAGACTTTTCACTGTAGCCAGCAGAGATAGCAGACTGTGTAGCATTCTTGTTTATAAGATATGCTTGACAGAATTTTTCTTGACGCTCTTTAAGCTGTCCTGTCATTCATAAATTCCTCAAAGGTTTGGAACTCTTGATTGTAATATGATTGGTCAAAGACTTGAGCAGCAAGTGTATTCTCACCATAGAAGTTTATATTTACCGCTAGGTCTTTTCGCTCAAACATTTTTTCAAGGTCTTGTGCAAGGGCAAGAAGTTCACCAGTTGTCCAGAACTTGATGCCGCCAGTTTCTACGTGTAGATACTTCGGATTATCCATTTCAT